AGAGGCAGTCCACGATGTTGTAATGCGCTGGGTGGTGGTGCCAATGTTAATGGTGTTGGCACCGGCGGCAGTGCTGCTGATAATCTTGAAGGTGTTGTTGCCACTGATGGTGAGCGTGCCGTTGCCGCCTTGGTTCAGGGTGATGTTGGTGTAGGCTATGTCGCCGCCAGCGAAGGTCTTGGCAGATGCTGAGGTGAGGCTGATGGTGCCGGTGCCGGTGACGGTGAGGTTGGTGGGGGTGGCTGTGAATACAGCGCCAGAACCAGCAAAAGTCCAAGTACCAGAACCAAAAGCAAGGGTTCTTATATTCTGAGAAGTAGAATCAAAATTTGAACCGCTTGTTGTGGTGAAGTTATATGTGTTAGCGTCTAGTGTCCCAGCAGAAAGTGTCAGATTAGCTCCGGTTGAAGTGACAAATGCATCTTGCAAAGTAACCGATCCGCTTGGGCTGTTAATTGTAAATCCCTGTGTGAAAGTCCTGCCGGCATTTGTAATAGTCTGACCACCGCGCCCAGCAAACGTAATCGTTCCCGTACCAGTCAGCGTCGTCCCTGTACCGTTGACCCAGTTTCCATAAATAGCAGGCGTCGTAGACCCTGTCGCCAGCGTCATCGTATTCGTCGTCCTAGCCGACATGTCGATGGTGCCGATGTTGTAGGACTGGTTGATGGTGACAGTGGCGCCGCTGTTCAGCCCTGTGGCTTCAAAGAAGCAGGTGTCCTGCGCCAATGGGAAGTTGTTTACAGCAGGTGCATCACCACTGTTGAGCGCCCAGCCTGTCGCAGACCAATTGCCGCCAGCAGCAAGGTTCCAATACTTGTGGGCAGCGGCTGTAAACGTGATGCCGCTGTTGCCCTTGCAGTCGCCAATGCGCGTACCGGAGGCTGGCGCAGCAGCACCAGCGATGGTGATGTCGCGGAAGTCAACGTCGGTCATTGACAAGGCGTTAGCCGTAATGGTGCGGGTGGTGCCGATGGTGTCGCTGCGGCAGAAGTGCCGCATGGTGGCGTTGGTGCCTGCGGAGAAGGTGAGTGTGCCTGTGACGGTTTGGTTGGCGGATAAAATAACAGGTCTGCACCCGCTAGCAGTTAACCCAGAAAAAGACAGGTTGTTAAAACTGTTTGTGCCGTTAATAGTTCTGTCAACTGGATTGGTTTGAGTAAAACTAACGTTGTAAAAGGTCTGATTGTTGCCGGAAAAGTTGGGGCCAATTGCAGATATATTTATTTGCGAAGTTCCTGCCGTGACGGTGAGATTGGCTCGGCTCGTTTCGGTTGTACCAAAATTGATTGGCGTAGACCCAGATAGAGTAGCCGTCCCTGCACCAAAATCAATTGTTCTGGAATTTGCGCTACTAGAACTTATTGACAACCCTGTATAGTTGTAATTTGCAAAACTGAACGTTCCGTTGGTAACGGTTATTCCATTTGATGCTCCTGTATCCAATGCAGAACCCAAGCTCCACGAGCAATCTACGCCATTGACGGTAATGGAAGATGCCAGCGCAACCCCGTTCGTCGTAAACGTCAGCCCGGTGGAATTGCTCGACAGCGTCATCGCCCCCGTATACGTCCGAGTCAGCCCCGTCGCGGGCAGCGTCACATTGCCATGGATACCGTCCATTGCCGTAGAACCCGCCAACGTCACATTCCCCGACGCCGGTCCAGCAATGGTCAACGCCTTCATCCTGATGCCGCCTGTAACAGCGTTCACTGTGGCTGTGTAGGCTGTCCCATTGCTGCCTGAATCAAACACAACATCATCGTGGCTGCGCGGCACAGAAGCTCCGCTGCCTGTTCCAGATGTCGTAGACCAGCGTGCTGTGTCGCTCCAGTTGCCTGTGCCACCAACCCAATAGCGCGTGCTGTCAGCAGGCTTGGCTGTGCGATAGACAGGCGCTGCGGCCGTGCCGGTGCTGTTGGCACCAGCGTAGAACTCACCAGGGCTTGTGGCAGCAAAGCCAATGCTTCCCATAGCAAGGTAGTCAATGCCGCTGGTGCAGGCTCCTGCGAGGATGTGGGAGGTTCCAGTGCCGGTCAGAGTGACGACGTTTCCAGCAGTGCCAGTCACTGTCCACTTGCCGAAAATCTGGATGGTAGAGCCTAGAGCAATGGTGTGCGCTACGGTCTTAGTGCTGGCGAGTTCGGTGAATTGATTGTTGCCGGTTATGGTTGTAGTTGATATGCCGGTTGCACCGCCAATAGTGAGTTTGTTATAGGAAAAGCTCTCGCCTGCAAACTGCCTGGAATTTGTAGACGTACTAGAGAGAACAATATCTGCTGTATCTTTATAAAAAGTTATTCCTGAAATTCTCCACACATTAGTCTCTTGGCTGGAATAGGTGAGTGTCCAAGTACCTGAACCCATTCTCACAACCAGACTCGTGTCTCCACTTGCCTGAAAGGCTCCAATCGTTACATTGTAAGTTTTTGCGTTAAATTGTCCGTATAAAACCCTAAAAAGCACGCCACTAGTGAATGCGTCTTCTAACTCTATGTTCGCCCTTATAGAGTTAATTTGTACTGGAATCGGTATAGAGACTCCGTTGGTTTTAATATAGTTTGTTGCGTCGTATGAGGAAATGTTTATAGTATTTGAATTACTGGTAATTGTTACACCTGAACCAAAGCGTAAATTTTTGAAGATATTAAATGTGATACTTACCGTTAGTGTCATAGCGGTTGTTCTAGAACCCATTTCTAGTGTTCCCAACCTAAACACGGCACTTGTAGAAACAGTGCCTGCTGAACCGGCGTCATCAAATACGGCAGTGTCTTGTGCTAATGGAAAATTATTTACATTCGGCGTACCACCACTGGAGGTTGCCCATCCCGTAGAGAAGAAAGTCTGTGTGCCGGCCAGATTCCAGTAAAGTGTTTTCGAAGCCGGGAAAACAATACCAGCGTTGTTTCCGCAATCCCCCGCGTTTGATGGGGCGGTATTGATGGCGGCTCCGGTCAGGTTAATCCCTTCAAAATCACAGTTATCGGCAAGCAGTGTATTGACAGACAGGTTGCACCTGTTGTTTGTAATATGTGGATTAACGTTTCTTATGGCATATCGGTTTCGAAGACTTGTACCAACAACCTGAAACGTCCCTGTAATGGTGGCGTCCCCAGTAAAGTTTATCAGGTTTGTTCCGTCAACTCCCGGTGCCCTTAGTGTAAGGTTGGCAATTGTGCCGACATTTGTAAACGCGACAGATCTATTAGAAACCGAGGACGCGGCCGCGTTCGCTGTTATGTTATAAAACGTGAGCGGCAGACCACAGGTTATAGACAAGTTGGGGTCTTGCGGCAATACAATATTTGACGTTCCGGCATTAAATGTCAAGTTTGTGCTTGTATTAAAGGAGATGCCAACAGTCCCTGATAAGGTAAAGGTGCTCGACCCAAGCGTGATCGTCCTGACGTTGCTGTTGTTGGACGACAACGAACTAGCAGTGACGTTGTAGTTCTTGGTGTCGAACGTGCCGTTGGTGACGGTGAGTGCGCCTGTGCCCGTATTTAAGGCGTCGGCTAATTCGACCGATCCACCATAGGTATCGATGATCAAATCCTGAGCAAACGCTTTTCCGGCGCTTGTAATCGTCTGAGTGTTCCGTCCGGAAAAGGTCAGAGAACTTGAATACGTCCTTGTAACGCTACTTCCAAACTTCCAATCCCCGTAAACCGTATATGCCGTTGATCCCGCCAGCGTCATCGCATTTGTCCGCGTAGACATATCAATGGTGCCGAGAGACGGAAGAGCCGAGTCCAGCGTCACCGTAGCCGACGTATTCAGACCAGTGTTACCAATGACAGCCGTGTCCTGAGCAAGCGGGAAGTTGTCTGTACTGACCCCGCCACCGGACGACGCAGCCCAAGCGTTTGCAGACCAGTTTCCACCTGCGGCAAGGTTCCAATAGACGGATTTAGGCGTGTCAAAGGTGATGCCTCTGCATCCCCTGAGGTCGCCTATCCTGGTGCCGCTGATGGGCGCTGCTGTGCCGATGACGTAGATGTCTCTGAAGTCTGCGTCGGTCAGGCTTGGGGCGCTGTTGATGGTGAGGGTTTGGGCGATGCCATAGAGGTCGCCACGGAACCAGACGCGGCGGTTGCCTGCGGTGCCTGTGGTGGATAGGGTGCCGTTGATGGTTTGACGGGATCTGAAAGATATGGTGCGAACGCCAGCAGATGCCGGCCCAGTGACGGTTAAGTTATTGAAAATGTTAGCACCAAGAATTACACTTACTATTGCGCCTGTTCCTGTAAATGAAAAATTATTAAATGTTAACCCTGTTTGAATAACAATGTCACAAAAAGCTGAGGACGTTGTACATACAATAACTGAAGTCCCGGCATTAAATGTAAGATTTGTTTGTACTGATATACTTATTGGAACAGAGCCTTGAAGTGTTACTGTGCTTCCATTCAAACTTATTGTTCTTGTATTTGCATTGCTGGACGAAAGTGCTCCTGCCGTAACAGAATAATTGCTTGCTGATGTCGTGAACGTTCCCTGCGTGACGGTCAGCGTGTTGCTGCCAATATTCAGCGCATCCCCAAGCGTCACAGTGATGCCGCTGCCGCTAATGGTCACAGAACCAAGCGTCTTGCCTGCGCTGGTCAGCGTGCCTGTAGCGTTGAACGTGGTAGTACCGGCATAGGTCAGCGTCATGCCAGCGACAAGCGTCAGAGAGCCTGAGATCGTCAGCGCAGGCGTGGCCGTCCCAGCCAGCGTGGCGGTATAGCCGGTACAGTTGATGGACTTGGCAACGCGGGAACCGGAGATGGTGCAGGTTAACGATGTGCCGTCAAAGAACACATCGTCTGCCGCCGTAGGCACAGCAGCACCACCGGCCCCACCTACCGTGTCAGCCCACTTGGTGCCTGCTGTACCGTCCCAAACGTCGGTTGCAAGGCCGCGCCAGAAGCGATCTGCCACCGTTTACACCTTGTAGTACCAGACGCCCTCAACCTCAACGAGCTTGGCGCCGCTCGGAGGAACTCCTTCCAGCTTCTGGTAGGTTTCGCCAGCAATGTCCAGCGTGGGCGTCTCAGGCTCTACAGGCGGGGCCGTAACGACAGCAATCCAGTTGTCCCGCCGCTGCTCCTTCAGGGCTTGGATCTCATCCTCCGTGAAGGCGTGATCATCAGGAAGGTGCAGAGCATCTCGGAACACCCCGTGAGGGGTGTCGAACTCGAAGTCGATCTTGATCATGCCGCATCAAGGCTGAAGGTGTAGGTGACGTTCAGCGTGTCGCCGCTAGCCACAGAACGGTCCCCAGGCGCCGCAAAGTCCGCAGCGGAGAACAGCGTTCCCGTCGTGCCGCCCTTGGTGTTGTTGGAGGTCAGGAATGCACCCCCAATCACTGCGGTGGCGTTGATGTTGAACGACGCAGGAGAGGCCGTGTTGCTGATCACAGAAGGATCTGCGGTGGTGGAGGTGCCGAAGGTACAGGTAGGCCGATTGGCGTTGCTGTAGCCCGTTTCTTCCGTCCAGCCGCCGTGCAGCGCCATGGTGTCGCCAGCAGCGGGGTTGTTGCTGGACGCGGCGCCGTACAGGCCGATGTACCACGTAGTGATCTGAGCAACGCCGCCCAGAGCCGATTCGTTCATGTACTTCAAGCCGACGTTCACCACGAGGTTGTGGGACTCTGCTTCCCACTTCAGCTTACCGTCCGGGCCGATACACTGGATGTGGAACACGCCACCAGCACGAACCCTGTCGGTGGGAGCGGTATTGCGCTCTACGGTGGCGGCAACAGCATCGCTCGCCTTGGACTTGTTGATCATCTTGTACTCCTATGCAAAGCGCAGCAGCGCAGTTGTGGCAGTTGCTGCCGGAAGTTGAACGGTGAATGTGCCAGAGGCGGTTTTGTCTGCGCCGAAGTCAATGACCGCGATTGCTCGGTTGGCCTTGGATGAGTTGTAGATCAACCCGCCACGGCACGTAAACGATGCGCCGGTCCAGACCGGATTGTCGAAGGTGACGTAGGCAGTGGTCCCGGACAGGAGGACTTGCACGTTGACCAGGGTCACCCCGCCGGTCGTATATCCAGATCCGTTGGGAACCTGCCCTGCCGTTGAAACGCTGTATGCGGTCGTGGCTTGACTCAGGTCGGCGCTTGCCGTGTAAAGGGCAAACTTCAAGACATCGGTGTCCAAGTCATGGATACCGAGCCAAGACTCCTGTTTGAACGATGAGCAAAGACCTTGCAGGATAGCCATTTACTTCACCGGATACCTTACCTGACCGTCCCGATACGAATCCATCCGGTTCTTTGCGTCACCAAGCTGCTTCAGCAGCAAGATGGACTCACCAAACTGGTTCGTGTACAGCGCCACAATGTCCTGCTCGGCCTTCATAAACCGAGCCGCTTCTACCAAGACCGCGTTGAGCAAAGCACTGTCAAAGTTGTCACCAAGCCAAGATGTCCCAGCAGTGACGATGCTCTCGGGGTAGTAGAAGTAATGCAGTTCTGCCGTGTAGCCTGCCGTCGGGGTTGGGCCCAGGATGAATGTCAGCTCTGTCGGCAGGTTATATACCGGGCCAAACAAAGCGTAGTACTTCGGCACTCCCTGCGTCAAAGAGTTTGGATAACTCTCTCGGATGAAGTTCACATCCTTGTTGAGCAGGTACGTGTAATCCCCGCCGCCCGTTGGAAATACTGCCAAACTGAAGACCGACAGGAAGTCATTAGGCGTTGCCAAGTACTGATTGCCTTGGCTCAAAACACCCGTGACGTTCTTTCGCAGCGAAGGAAGCTGCACCGTGTTGTAGATCTTCTGCTCTGCCTGCTTCGTCATCGTGGCAAAGTCAGCCGCCGAGAACGTGTTCTCGGTGTAATCCTCCACAGCAGTCTTCAGTTCGGTGTAGTTCACGCCATCGGCCCCCGGGCCATGAAGCCCTTGGTCTGCGCCTTGCCGCCGCGCACCTTAATGCCGGAGGTCTTCGGCTCAGGAGCGGGGGAACTGGCGATGTTGCCCACCACCACACGCGGCATGGGCGCGGGAGCGTTCACCACCGGGGTCGGTACGGACTTGGCCTTCATTTCTTCCCCTTGCGCCCGACCGGGCCCTGATTGGCAACACGAGCCATGCCAGCGCCCATCTTGAGCAGCATGTCGTTGGTGACCCCGCCCTTGGCGAGCTTGGTCTTGGGTTTGCCCGGGTGCATCGCCGCCTCATGCTTGTGGACGGCTTGTTTGGGTGTCATCTTCATGGGTTTCTCCTTGTCAGGCGACCGTTACTGTACCAACTTCTCCCAGACCCACCAAGGTGTTTGGGGTCAGGAGCGCATCGAAATCTCTTGCACCACCTATAGGGTTCCAGCCCCATTGGATGACCAGCATGCCCTCTCCAGGGAAGCCATCTTGGAACGGCCCAGTGCCGGAAACGGTGTCAGTTTGAAGACCGTTGGTGCCTGACTGATACCAAGTGTTCGTGTCAGGACGCGGATCGCGGATGGCCTGAGGGTCGCTGACGGGGAAGGTTCCTAGCAATAATTGGGGGTGATCCATTGACCAACATTGGGGACACGCACGAATTTGCGTCTGCTTGGTCTTGACTACTTCATTTTTTAGTTTCTTTAACGGAAACCTAAAATTACAATAATCACAGAACCCAAAGGCCTTGGCGCCATTCGCAAACCGATTAGCCATTTGACACCTCGAACTTGTTCTTTTTCGAGATGTTTTCTACCCCAAGCATTACGCGAAGATTTGAAGGGACATGAAGCCCCGACACCAATTTTCCTTGTAACGGAATAACGTGATCTACGTGCCAAGGCTCTTCGTTGTGTCGCGTCAACATTGCAGCAATAGAATACATGCAGCGAATGCGGAGCTTGTCATGTTCCGTCAGCCATTTTGGCGTACGCTGTTTAACAGCTTTTTTACGCATCGTGGCTAGGTAGATAATATGCGAGTGGGCTCTTGCGCGGTACTCTTTTTTCTGCGCCAACCGAGCAGTTTTGTTCACTTCGTAGTCAGCTTTTTTGATAGCTGCAAGACGTTCTTTGTTTGCTTCTCTATAAGCCTTTTTTACCTCTGCTATTCGCAATTTGTTAGCTTCGTAATATGCCTTCTGGTACTCAGAACTGTTGACGCGTTGCGTAGCGTTGTACTCTTTATAGTACGTTTTTAGCTTTTCTGCGTTGGCTGCGGCGTACGCTTTTTGTTTCTGCCGGGCGTACTCTTTATTTTCTTCAGCCCATTTTTTACGGGCGGCGTCTCTCCGCTCGCGGTTTTCCGCGTTGTACTTTTTGTAGTAGGCTAGCGCCTGCTCGCGGGTTTTGAATGCCATGATTACCCGATGAACATCTGCCTCGGTACGAACCGTACCGCCGCCTTCTCGCGGTCTTCGCTGGAGGCTCGATCCCAATCCTCGTCATACTGCGCCTTCAGAACCTGCATACGCTCCATGGCGCCAGGGATCTTCATCGACAGGTAGTACGCCAGCCCAGACACGAGGCAGGGCAGGAAGCGGAAAGGGATGTCCTGCGTAGCGGTGCCGCCGTCTCCAGCATCTTGGATGCGCCGCAAGTACCAGTACACAAACTGATACACGCCCGTCTGATCCGGCGTGGGCCACACGGTGATGCTTGGCAAGGCCGTGGCGCTGGGGGAGTAGCTGCTTCCGACAGGGTAGGCCGCGCCGGAGTTCCGGTTCACTAGTACCTGGATAGGTCTCGCCTGCTGGAGCTTGTTTGGGATGGAGGAGTACGTGCTGATGCTGATCCGCGTGATGGTCAGATCAACCTGCGTTGAAACGTTCCCTGCCCCCGTGCGGATGACATGCTCCAGAAGATCCACGGTGTCTGACGGCAGCGTGTAGGTGTTGGTCCCCTGTACCAGGGGGATCATGCCCTGGTTAAAGGTCCACATGTTTACACCACGGTTCGCCCAATCTGCAAACAGCAGGTTCAGGGATCGCCGCGCCGTGCGCAGGTCGTAGCCCGTGCGAAGCTCGGATCCGCAGCGTTCAAACGCTTCCTCGACCGCGTCATTGAGGTCGAGGTTGAACGTGGTAGCTCCTGATGTAGTCATCGGAATCTCGCGGTCTTCTGGGCAACGCCCTTGGGCTGCTTCACGAACTGCTTGCCTGCGGCCTTACCAGCACGCTTGGCCCTGGTCGTTGCGGCGTACTCGGCAGGGGACAAAGCGGCAATCGCGGCTTTAGGCAGATACCGCTCCCCCGTCTTGGAAGACGGTTTCCCAGACTTGGTCTGCCATTCTTGGCTTGTCCAGTCGCGGAGCGATTTCTGCGGGGACTTCATGTCAGTCCTTGTACGAGCCGCCCTTGGCCTTGTACTGCTTCGCCAGAAGCTGTGCCTTGCGTGCGGACCACTGGCCCGCTGCCGTGCCCTGGGTCGCTTGGCCCTTGATGCGCTCGAAGAGCGCCTTCCGCATCCCGGGTTTGGTGTAGTTGCCTGCGGCGTTGACCTTCGTCTCCCCGCCTTCGGCGTAGAGATCCACCTTGTCCCCGTCCTTGCGACGGATGACCTTGGGCTTCTTCAACTCCGGGCGGATGGCGCCCATGCCGCGTGAAATCCTCATCTCAGTACACCTTGCACGGCCTGACACCGCGCTGCTCGCAGCCCGAACCCTTGACGCTGCCGCCAGAGGCATAGGTCTTGACCTTGCCGCCCTTGCGGAATTCCACCTCCTCCTCATCCCGGGTGCGGGAGCGCGGAGATTCCTTGGCCCTCTCCTTCCGAAGGATGGGCCTCTCTGCCTTGGCTTCTGCTGCAGCCTGGGAACGTCCCGTCCGAGCTTCTTGAACTGCCTTGCGGCTTGCGGCGCCCCTGACAGCAGAGGTCGCTGCTTCCATCTCCTGTGCCGGTGTAAACCTGCGTCCAGTCTCAGAGGTGGCTGCCGTCGATCTCATGGGAGTGCCGCGCCCGATAGAGCCAGAACTGATGTCCTGCGCCAGATCCTTTGCCAGCCCTTCCTTCAGGGTAGACATCGCCCGGCGCTCAGCCCCAGCCCTTTGGGCGGCTTCCATTGCGGGCTCGTCTAGGCGACGGAGAGCTTCAGCAGCATCCCGAGCCTTCTTGGCCCTGTAGAGACCATATCCAAGCCCACCAGCAGCCGCCGTGGCGCCTGTAGCCGCCATAACTTTCTTGGCGGTATCGCTGAGACCAGAGCCTACGCGCTCCATACTAGATGGAGGAGAGGGTTCGGGACGGTTGGCGGGGGCGCCAGGGATCTCAGCACGACCAGACGGAGCGGTGCTTGCTTCTTGCGGCCCTCGGGCTCGCATATCAGAGGCGCTCGACGGTGTCCGCCCGGTACGATCTGCGTTCAGAAGATCCCGCAGGGTTTTGTCCGCGCCGTACTTACGGCGGAAGTCAGCGAGTTCCTCGCGGCTAACGAGGGCTCGACCCTTATCATCTCTGCCCCGGCCTTGCACCGGGCCGGTGTACGTGGTTTTGGCGTATGACATCTCACACCATCCTTCCCTTGGTATGGCCCTTAGTAACACAGCCATCGGCGCGGGTCACCCCACCTTTGGCGTAGCCCTTGATGCTGCCGCCTTTAGCTTTCCCATCAGCAGGCAAATCAACGGGTTTCCCGTATCCGGCGCGATTGCGAGATGTGCGCCCAGCATACTTTGTGCCTTTGGGGTACTGATCAGCAACTTGCTGCTCCGCGTCCTCAGCCATTGATTCATACATGTTTTCAATGTGCCGCCTTGCAGCATCAGCCGCTTGGCCTTGCTTTTTCCCAGCCAAATGCGCTGTTGTCTGCCAAATTCTTGAACTTGGAGACGAGCTTTCTTCTACTTTGTTGCGCAGTTTCCGAGCGCGCTCTGACTGCGTTTTTGACGTTTCATTCCATTCACCTGGGCCAGCATAAGTAGCCATTTCACACCATCCTTCCCTTGGTGTGCCCCTTGGTCACGCAGCCATCAGCGCGGGTGACGCCTCCCTTGGCATACGCCTTGGTCATGCCGCCTTTGGCCTTCTTCGTTGGCTTGGGCATCGGCTCCATCGGAGCCATTCCGGGCTTGCCGTAGTCACCGCGCTTGATCTTGCGCTCGGTGGTCAGGCCCTCTTCTTCATAGTCACGAAGCTCTTCTGCCGTGGCGCCACCACGGCCTGCAGACCGACCACCACCGACATTGACTTGCGTTGCCATGTTTACTCCTCAGCAGGCTTTGCCGCCCATTGCCATCTTCACCATCTTGCCCCTGGTCTTGCCCTTGGACTCGATGCCGCCGCCCTTGGCGAACGGCTTGCCCTTGGCTTCCGCCATCTCATGCTTGATCATGGGCTTGGGAGCGCCCTTCTTTTTCATGAAGGCCACTTCCTTCTTCATCATGGCAGGAGATTCTTTCTTCATGGTCGGGCCTCCTTCGGCCTTGTGAGCTTCAAACTTCCGGCCTACGGCCTGGGGGATTCCCGTCTTCTTGGCGAAGCTGGGGCTGTGCGCGACAGCACGCATGAGGCGTGCCTGAGGTTCAGATTTGTACGGCATGAGGCTTGCTCCTCAGCGTGTCAATCTTGGCTTCAATCCGGTCAAAGCGTTCGATCAACTCCTTCATGTCCTGCCGAAACTCTGCGCGAGTGATGTGGTCCCGGGCGACTTCCTCACGGGTCCGGTTCAGCAGGATGCTGAGCCTATCAAGCTCTCTGAACTTGGATGCCATGAAGAAACCCACAACACCAATCAACACCGTCAGGATGGCGTTCCAAATGACCGTTGCTTCCATGTCAGCAATTCCATGCCCTCAGGGATTTGTTGATGCGGGAGTTGGGGTCGTTGGCCGTCTTGGATGAAGTGAGCTTCTTCTTCATGCCTTTCATCCTGGCGCAGAATGAGTCCCTTCGGGGACCGCCTTCCGGTTGCGGAGCTTTGAGCCCAGGCTTGCCGGGATTGGCAGCGTTGTAAGACGCCCGCCCCTTGGCATTGAGCCCCCCTTTGGGGTTCTTGCCTTCAGAACGCTGCCAAGCGGGGGTCTTAGCCATAGAACACCGTCGCAGTGGTGTCCGTCCCGGAGACGGTCACATGGAGATCGGTGTAGCACAAGACCCCTTCACCGGGGATCAGAAACGAGAAGGGAGTGCCATTGGCAACCGTGGCCGTTGAGTACAGCGTAGTGCCTGTAGCTCCCCCGTCTCGCACAACCACCGTACCCGCCGTGGACCCTGGCGTGATCACCAGACCCTTGAAACGAGTCCGGGCCGCAAAGACAGTTGCTGTGCTACTGACGTAGCCAGCCTTTACGTCAGTTTGCATGACAGCCTCCTATTAGGCTGCAAGCAGACCGAGGTCTTTCAGCGCCTTGACAATGTCGCCAACGGTGTAAGCAGCCGTGCCGGTGTTGCCGGTGTAGGTGCTGTCTGCACGCGCAGCCGTGCCCGAGCCTGCGGTAAACCCGGTCGTCGTGCCGGTCGTTGCAGGCTGAACCACCGCCGTTGCGCCGTAGAAACCGACCGTGTCGGTAGCGGCATTTCCAATGGACGCAGTGGCGGTCACGGCCAGCGAATCCACAGTGGTATCGGGCCCAAGAGTGGAGGTGACCGCAACCGCACCAGTGGTGCTGTTCTTTGTGATGGTTTGGAAGCCGTTCTCCGAACGAACCGGCCCGTTAAAAGTCGTGGAAGCCATGGAGGTTTTCCTCAGTTTGCGCCCGCCGTCGTTGAGGTGACGTCTGCCGAGTCAGTCGGCGGGCTGGGGTAGGTCTCGGTTTAGGCGCAGCCTAACATACTCTCGGATAAAAGAAAAGGCCCCCGAAGGGGCCTTAAAGGTCAAACTCCGTGAGGTATCAGGCCCCAGGCGAACCGAACGCCCCAAGGGGGTCGCTCACTCCAAACGAGTACCTCTCACGCGCCTTGTACCGGCTGTTGCCCGTGTCGAAGTCAGCATCCATGGACGTTGCCAGGGGCACGCGCACGAAGTGCTTCAGACCGTTGGGCACATCGGTGGTCAGGAACCACGCGTTGGTATCGGTCAACCAGTGGTTGATCGTGTAGCCCTCGGGGATCGAGCCATTGTTCTTCAGGGCGTTGATGTCGTTGTCGGCGGTGCCAACACGGAGGTTGGTTTCCAACAGACGCGTTGCAACGAACTGAAGCGCCGGGGGCACGATCAGCTTGCGGGGCTTGGCGGCGATCAGGAGGCCGCGCTCATCGGTCCAGCCAGCGATCTGGATGACCGCAGCTTCCAGCGAGGTCTCGTTCAGGTCAGCGCCGACCGTGGGACGGTTGCTGTTGGAACCACCAGACACCAGCGGGTGAGCGGTGCTGAACAGCGATTGGCCGTCCCCGTAGGTCACGGAGGCGTTGAAACCGTTGTTCAGGATGGCGGCAGCCTTGACCTGCTTCGTATACGCCATGGCCCGGGCAAGGGCCTTGGTGTACCGCGCCGAGAGACTGTCGTACAGGTTGTCTTCCATCGCCTCTTCGGTGATGGAGAAACCCATAGCGATGGTCTCGTGGTTGTAACGAGCGGTCCAGGCTTCCTGCGCATTGTCATACGCGATGGCTTGGCCTTCGTTCTTCACCGGGGCGGCGCTGAAGCCGGAGAGCTTGGTCTCCTCTTCAAACGAACGCTCGGAGGTCTCCGTCTCGTAGATCTCCTTGTGCTCTTCGCCGTAACGCTTGTACTCCAGGCCGAACAGGGCGTTCAGTCCAGGGAGCAGTTCCTTGAGTAGTTGGGCACGAGAAATTGCCATGATGTGTGCTCCTTAGACGCCAGCAGCCAGCAGGTAGCTGTGGTAGCCGAAGTTCCAGCCAACGATCACTTCCGGGTAGCCCACGAAAGAGACACCGCCTCCACTAGTGGCGGTAACGTTGGCGCTGACCGTGATGGTCTTGGTGCTGGTGACAACACCCGTGACCGTCAGGTTGCTGCCCGGCGAGCCTGCGGTCGTGCTGGAGATACCAGCAATAACGCACTGCATACCGGGTTGGATGCCCGTAACGGAATCGACCGTGAAAGTCGTGCCGCCCGCAGGCGACGAGGTCAAAACCGTTGCAACGGTGACCGCCGTATCCGGGACCATCTGGATCACGCGCAGGCACGGCGAAGTGCCAGCCCCGGTGCCGACCGTTTGACGGATGTTGCCCGCCACGGAAGACGCGACCGTCGGGTTTGCGCCCGAGATCGCCATGGCCGAGTTGCCCGTCGTGATGCTGCCCGCATTTCCTGCAACCAGGAACGCATTGGAACCAAGGAACGACGGCGACATGTAGCCGATGGTCGTGCCCGTGTTCAGTTGCGTGTTGGCCGAGCCTTGGGGCTGGGTGACCACCGCCGCCTTGAAGAGGGCGTTGGGGTCGTCCAGCACATAGGCCACCGCGTCAGGAGCGTTGGTCCCTGCGGGCCATTGCTCATTGCGCAGCTTGCCGAACACCGGCCCGCCCGTGGGGGTGTACTCGCAGCCGAGGAAGACACCGAGGATGTCCCCAGCGGCAGCGGCGGATTGCGTGTCCGCGTTGTACGGGGTGATGATGGTGTTGCCGTTGGAAAGACCCACAACGTCGCCCGTGAAGAGGCCCGTGTTGTAGCCCTGACCAATCGGAATCATCCGGGTAGACCCAGCGAAGGGGATGCCCCCGCGCAGGTTCACCGGCTTTAGGCCGTAAGGCCCGTCGATGATGGGATAAGCCATTTAAGACTCCTTGATTACTGACCGCGTCCGAACGAGACCTCAGACCGCCGGTTCTTGAAGAGCGGCATACGAGGATCGTTCTCGCGCATGAAGGTGTTGTCCACGGACTCCATCTGACCAGACGCCTGACCCTGGTAGAAGGCATTCCGTTGATCAACAAGTTCTTTTGGGGTTCGGCAAAGCACCAGACCGCCGATCTCCAGCGCATCAGGAATCCGGGATTTCGGATCGCATAGATGTTGGAGTTCGGGATGATCTGCCACCTTGACAGGCTCCCAGCCTTCGCGGAACTTGGAGGTGATATTCCTTGGGTCGGCGGTGCCCAAGGTGCTGACGCGAACCCACCGATAGACATATCCAGGATCCGGGATCGGATCCGGGAGAAGTTCAGCGGGCTTCCAGGTCATGGGTCGCTCCGCCTTGGCGCGAGATTCCGCTTCGCGGGGGGTACGTTGGTCAGCCATTGTCTTTCCTCATCTGTTCAGCTACTGCACGCGCGTACTGCTCAGGGGTGAGCCCGAGGCGCTTTGCAAGGGTTACCTGGGTTTGCGTCAGCACGATCTTCTTGGGCGCGGTGCTGCGCGTTGCCGGGGCAACTACAGATGACTTCTTCTTCTCCTGGGTAAACGCTCCAGGGAAAGTAGATTTCATCTCAGAGTCGATACGATTGAAGTACTCGTCGCTTCCGGCGGGCACCCCTTCTCGCTCAAGTTCTCTGTGAATCTCCATCGCCACAGCCGACATTCGGAGATTTGACCCAAACCACGGATTGGCTTCTTGCCACGCTCGGGTTTTTGGGTCAACTTGTGGCGTTGGCGGCGTTTGTACAACATTTTCCGGCGTTTGTACAGGGGTGGGTTTCGGCGGGCGGAATGCCGCCAGCTTTTCCGCCTTCAGCTTGACCGAGAAAAGCTCTTCCTGGGCAGCAAGAACTGCCTTGGCATCGCCTTCTTCATAAGCCTTTTCATACTTCTTCCGGGCCGCGTCCAATTCGCCTTCGACAGCTTTTTTGGCTTGTTCGATGGCGACTTGCTGGCTTTGTCCTGCCGATTTCTGGAGCTTTTGGTTCTCTTCCAGAAGCCTTTGGGTGAGACGTAGTGCCTCTTCCCGCTCTCGCAGCGCCGCTTCTTTCGCCCTACGCTCCTCGTGGTAGCCCTTCGAGAAGTGTTGGATGCGCTGCTTGACCCCTTCGGAGTATTTCGCCAACTCGTCGTCGGTGACATCCGCAGGCGGCTCCTTCATTGGAGCGCGGCCCTTGTCTGCCTCTGGGGTGTCGTCCACCACCTCGATCTCTGCGTCACCTTCGATCTCAAAATCGACCTTCTTGTCGTCGGCCTTGGTGTCCACCTGAACTTCGTCGGGGAACTTGAACTCTTCTTTGTCCAGTGCCATGGTTATGCCCTCTGAATGCCACGCGGGTCTTGAACGACGGCTTCTACGCTGTCGTCATTGATGATTCGGAACTCTTGTCCGTGGATCTTGATCCGAGTGCCACTGTTTGGGCGGACAAGAATGAAGTCACCCACCTTGCAGGAGGGGCCGGAGGGGAACCGAATGGGGTCTTTGTAGCAGTCCGGGCCCATCTTCATGACGAACAGCACCGGGGAGAGAACCTCCTCGAAGTGCATCGTCTGACCGGCCTTCAGGAGCCCACTTTCATAGGACTCTTCGGACTTTGGCAGGACGCAGAGGATGTGATACGTCCTTGGATCGGGCACCTGACGGGCCTTTTCCTCTGGAGTTTGGGGTAGAACGGTTTCGCACTGCCCATCGGACAGGAGTAGCTCACTCATCTTCAGATCTTTCAAGTCGGTCTACGAGGTCGGTGATGTAAACATGAGCCTGCGATAGACCTCGGATCTCGCCGGTCATGGACTTGTACTCAGAAAAGTCCCGTGCGCCGCCGGAGATGAGGGCTTGGGCGATTTGCTCGCGCCTGTCTTCAATCTCTTTTAGCACCACGGAGAACGCAGTGGTTGCCATAAAGCTCCTTTCGGAGGTTTCAAGATGTCCGAAATGCCGTTTTTGGACGTTTTGGACTGATTTCAGTCATTACTGGGTGGGTTTTGACTGTTGTTTCTGCTGAGAAGGGCGAACCATGGTCTTGACAAGGTCCGTCCGCAGCTTTTTGTCCGTCTGGGCAGCTTGTGACTGCAGTCTGGACTGTTCCTTGAGCATTTCAGCCTTGATTCGCTCTTGCTCAAGGGCGATTTTCTGTTGGGCAATCTGGAAATCCCGTTGACTATCAGCCTCCTTTCGCTGAAGTTCTTGTGCCCGAAGCTGAAGTTCAGCTTGTTGAAGCTGCAACTCAGGGTTTTGTGCCTGCTGTTGAGCCTGCTGCTGGGCAAACATGGCTTGGTTTTGCACCATCGTCCTCTGGGCTGCCGCCGCGATAAGAGGAGCAAGTGCCTTTTCATCCTCCGGGGCGATGGGAGCGTTGTCTTCCTCGTCCAATTCTGGAAGAGGCACGCCCAACTGCATCTCAACCTGCGCCCGGTAGGCAAACGCCGCATGTTCTGCCATGTGAGCCATCAGCGCAGCCATCATTTGCTGAGACATGGGGTTCTGCCCCAGGACCGCAGCAATGTTCGGGTCTTGCATGAATGCCTGATGGGTAGCCATGTGGGCCTGATGATCCTGGTATGCAAACGCCTTGACGGGCTGCATACGAAGGACAGCCATGTTCTCCGACACCGGATCCCTTGGCTTTTGATCATCGGAGGTCGGAACCAGCTTTTCTGCATCCTTGATCCCCAAAACCTCCAGCATCTGCCTGTGGAGCTTGGGAAGGTCATAGATCTGAGGGGCGCCTTGGGCCAGTTGGAGGGCCGCTTGGTACTGCATGATCCGCTGGGCCATCGTGGCCGCATTGGGATCACTGACCGGGATCACCTCCACCATGTCGTAGTCGGACTGTTTCAACGACCTATTCCCACCCTCTGGGACATAGGAATACGCCGGCGACATGAAGTCCCTGATGATCTTCTTCAGGAGCTTGAACTCCATCCGAAGACTTGCGTGGACCCGGGCCTGGACGGCACTCATGGTCTTGAGTTGCCGCTCCAGGATAGCCAGGGTGGTCCCCACAGGAGCCTGGGCCGACATGTCGCTGACCTTCAGATCAGCGATGGCCGCGAGTCTTCGTCCGTCTTCCGTGATTCGATCCAAGAGAGCCGCCAGAACTTGGCTGGGCTCCTTGTACGGAAGGGGCATGATGTTCTCTTTGACCGTACCAGAAGGAACATCAACATCCCGGAACTCTCCAGGAGCAATCGGGGTGTCGTCTCCCTTGATTCTCAAGCCCCGAGCCTTCAGGCCCCCAGGGAGGTTGCTCAAGGTTCCCGCATCCACCAGTTGCCTGATAAGGGAAGTGCCTGCTCGTGCGTATCCACCGATCAGATGGATGTAGCCCAAACCATACGCACCAAACCCAGGGATGTAGGTGTACTGGACGAAGTGCTGACGCTTCTGCTGTTTCTCGTCATCCTCTTCCCAGTTCCGCCGGATGGACAGAACGGTGTTGTTCCCCTTCTCAATGGTCACCACATATGGGAGGGCAACGTCCTCTTCATACCCCGGGAGATCCAGGTCGGCATGGATCTCAAAGATCCGATACCGATCATCATCTTGAAGACTGAAGCCCTGCTCCTCTGCCTTCTTCTTCTCAATGTCCGTGAAGAACTGCGTGGGCTCTCCCAGCTCCACATCCCGGTAGAACCCGCTGACTTGTAGCTTACGGATCTCGTTCTTCGTCTTGCGCATCACATGAGTGACGCGCTCTGCCGTGTAAACGTTGGATGCGCCGTAGGGAATGATGAGATCTTCTGCCGGGACAAAGGGGGCGGCGGGGAGTGCCGTGTTGTCATCTGGGTAGATCTTCTTGAATGCCGCTCCTGAGAGGCCCAGGGAATACAGCATCCGCTCATGCTCTGACCTGTAGTCCACCATCTTCTCGGTCAAGGTGACGTTCATATCCTCCCGGACACGATCAGCCACCTCTTCCTTGACTCTGGTGATCTCCCCAATGATCTGGGTCTTGACCGGCCCTTGAGCGGGGAACGTTTCAACGATCATCTCTGACTGGAACCTGACAGCGGCTTCCGTCAAGAGGGGAGAGAAGACACCACAGGCCCCAGACCACGGCTCCGTCCTCTCTTCATACTTCATCCCCAAGACCTCCAGACCCTTGATGTACATCTCGGTCCAGTCTTTGCGGGAGTTGATGTCTGCGTCTACAAGCTCCACAAGCTCAGAGGCAAGAGAACTCAGTGCCCCCTCATCCATGAACTCTGCGAGGTTCGCCCCGAACTCTTCTGCTGTCTCTTCTTCTGGCTCAAGGACAACCTCCAGACCATCCATGCCGACGGTCACCTTGTCCGGGTTCTCAATCTCAATCTCCATGACGGACTCAGAAACCACCGGGATATCAGCAGGCACCATCGCCCGGTCAATGTTTGTTGCCATGTCTTGTCCTTGTAAACGCATCAATAATAACTGACGGGCCGTCTGTAAGCCATCTCATCAGGCTCATCCGAGGCAATGGAGATGAAGCCTCCCTTGCGGAACCTCATCAATGCCTGAGAGGCAGAGTCCGTCAAGTCATCATGCTCCCCATAGGGGAACTCTGCCATCTCTTCAGAAACCTCCTCCGCCCACCTCCGGTCAGGTCTCCAAACCATCCCAGAGGCAAACAGATCCACCACGGCATTCACCCGGGAGATCTTGTCCTGCCCTTTGTAGGGGGTGTATTCAGAGACCGGGACTCCGGCCTTACGAAGCTCATACACCAAAGGAGCGCCAGCGGCTCTCTTTTCAATGATCGTCGTGTCAGGGCTCCATTCCCTGTAAAGCTCCACAGCCTTCCTCTTCAGGTCCGGGAACTCCATCCGCTGCTTCAACGCATCCAGAAGGATGATGTTGGGAACCATGTTCCCATGTCTATCCTCCCGGTCAAACACCCCCCAGGTGGTACATGCCGAGTAGTCAGCCCTGTTGGATGTCTCAAAAGCGGTGTCCCAAGACTGAATGATGTACTGGCACGGCGGAGGACTCTCCCCCTCCCATATCTTCCAGTACTCCCTCTTAACTATCGCCCCCTCTTCCGAGGTTGGGTTCTGCTGGTACTGAGCCTCCCACTTGGCTACAGGGATCTCAGCCTTGATCGACTCCAACTCCTCCTTCTTCCAGAACCCAGGCCACAAGGGAGTGCCAGAAGGAAGAATGGCCGGGAACTCAATGATCTCCCAGTCATCAGTGCCATCTTTTGAAGAGTTCTTCAGGATCTGCCCGGTCAAGTCCTTCTTGGACCACCGGGTCATCACAACAATGATCGCTCCCCCAGGCTGTAAACGCTGTCTCGGTCCAGAGGTGTACCACTCATACACAGCGTCATACACCGCAGGGTTCCCCTGCTTGGCCTCCTGCTCACTATGGGGATCGTCAATGATCAACAGATCCGCACCCTTACCCGTCACCGCCCCACCAACACCGATAGCGAAGTAGTCCCCACCCTTGTCTGTGTTCCATCTCCCAGCAGCCTTCGAGTCACTGGAAAGCTGAGTCCCAAAGACCTTCTTGTAATCCTCCGACGAGACAAGGTTGCGAACCTTCCGGCCAAACCCCACAGCCAATTCCGCTGTATGTGCCGTCTGGATGATCTTCTTCTCAGGAAACTTCCCAAGGAACCAAGCAGGAAGCAGATACGAAGCAAACTCAGACTTGGTGTGTCTCGGAGGCATGTTGATGATCAGCCTCTTCAACTCCCCATTGGCAACCCTCTCGAAAGCATCAGCCATGATCTGATGATGCTTCCCAGAGATAAACACAGGCCACATCTGCTTGACAAAGAACAGGAAGCTCTCCCGGCACCTCTGTACCCTGTCCATCTCAAGAAGAGCCTTGATCTTCTTCCTGTCCCCCTCCGACACCTTGTCCACTATCTGAAGATAACTTGAGATCTCCTGCCTTGACAACAATGTCATATCGCCCTCTGTCCTTTGATATATATCCCTTGTCCCTCAGCGCCCCCACCAACCTGTACGTGCCGCCACATGATCTGACCTTGCAGCCTATCGCTATCACCCTGTACGTCGGAACAACGCCCCATTTCCTCTTGTACGCCTCTATAAACTCCAGGACGAACCTCTGTCTCCTGGTCAACATACATCCGGCTTTTTCCATTTCTCAACATGACCGGGGGGTGTCTCTATATATATAGGGGGTGGGGGTCTGGAGGATGGGAATGAAAGGGGGTGGGCTGGATATTGGGGGAAATGTTTGAGTGGAATCGGGGTGAAATGTTTGAGTGGAATCTAGGGGAAATGTTTGAGTGGAATCGAGCGTAACGTGGCGGAGGGTGGTCATCGCAGCCCAGCCCCCCTCCCCCACCGGTGCCCTCCCGCTCACCCGCTCCCGTGTACACGCACCCGCGTTTCAACGCTCGTCAGTGCCGGTCTTGCCCACTAGGCGCAGGTGCTGCGCGAGGTCGCGTCGCAGTGCATCGGGCGACGCGGTCTTGTCCTGCTGTTGAGGTGCTGATGTAAACGCGCCGGAGGCCTTGCCGAGCATTTCAAGGGCTCGCAGCCGTGTCGTGTCCGATGCCCCCTTACTCAACTCCACCAGACTCTTCAGCACATACCGTCTCGCCGCCGCCTGATCCTCCACCAGCGCCTCCTGGGTCTCATCCCATGCTGCCTGGATGATTGCCCGGATCCTTGGGTTCTTGCTCAGCCTGGACGCTGCGACGCTCACTGCCTCATCTGATGCATGCGACCCATACGCTTGTCTGTACGCTGCGCGGAGGCCCATCCCCTCGATAACGCCTCTGGCGAAGGACAGTTGCTTCTGCGTCAGAGGACGCACCCTCCTGAAGTCAGGCGCTCCCCTTAGCTGCCCATCAGCCCTCTTCCCTGGTCCTGGTGATGTCCAGGCCGACTGTTCCGCTTCGCTTCCCTCCTGGCCGGGGCTTGATGCGTTTACACGCTCGAGGTCTTCCTCGGCCTGCTCCAGGGCAGCGAGTAGCTCCTCGGAGGTCGCTCGGCCCCTTCCCTCTCCCGGGCGCTGGTCTTTTCCTGGATGCATGTACAGCCCTGATGTTCTATCCAATGGTGTTCACATTATCCACAGGTTGTTCAAACAGAGCAAGTTGTCCACAGGCTGTGGATAAACTCTTGACCCTTGGGTTTACTTGGTCTTCTGTCCCTGCTACTCACGCGTGCGGGCGCACGCATTCGTTGTCCGGCTGGCCGGGCCTTGTGCTGCTAGTGCAGTCCTCGCGCAACACCCTATTGCAATTACCCGTTTAACACGGTATGCTCGCGGTGCCCGCAAGGGCCCCCGCAGCGAAGGTCGCAGCGGCGGCAGAACAGGAGTTCGAGATGTCCTATCAGACCCGCGAGGAGTGGCTCACTGCCGCCCTCGGCATCATCCGGGACCGCGTGCCCGGCGTCGCGTCACGCGTGCGTGTCGCGTGCGGCTTCCCCTCGACCTACACCCGGTCCGGCACTCTGTCGGAGTGCTGGCCCGACCAAGCATCCCGGGACGGCACCTGGGAAGTTCTCATCTCCCCGACCGTCGCCCTCCCCACTGAAGTGTTCGCCCTGCTCCTGGGCAGCGTGCTGCATACCCTCCCGGGCGCTGCCTCGAAGACGTCCAACACCTACCGGGCGGCCTGCTTGGATGCTGGTCTGGCCCCCGCCGACGACGCGTGGAAGTCCCTGACCGGCACCGAGTACTTGTGGGAGGCATGCGGGGCAGACCTTGAGGCCATCGGGCCTTACCCCCATGCCGAGATCCAGGCCGGGACCAAGAAGGTCCAGACAACCCGCATGCTCAAGCTCACCTGCCCTCAGTGCGGCTACATCGTCCGCACCAGCGCCCGCTGGCTCGCCACCGGCGTTCCGACCTGCCACGACGGCGCCCAGTTCAATGTTGAGGAGTCCGCAGAATGAATTCAATCCAGGCCCAGGCCGCGCTGGCCTCCATCCCCATGCCTGCTCTGCTCGCTGCCTATCGGGCCCTGACGGGCGATATGGCATCGACCGTGTCCCGGTCCAAGGTCATCCAGTCCCTGGCATCACTGGTCGGCAAGGGTCAACTGACCGTTGACGACATCCGCAACAACGGTGCCCAGGCTGGCCGCGCCACGTTGGGTCGCGCCACGCCCGCATTCACCCCCCCAGCAGCCCCCGCCCTCGATGCCCGCGTCATGCAGCATGTAGCCGACGCGAAGGACGCAGCCGAGGCAGTCCGCCAGCAGGAGGAGGCATCCGCCCGAGCCCTGGCTGCCCGCATCGACGGGGTCGCTCGGGACATTGGATCCCTGGCCTCGACTGTGTCCGCCCGGGTGACGTCCATCGACGGCACCATCGCAGACCTGGGCACCAAGATCGGCGCCCTGGCGACCGACCTGCGCAGGGTTGCGCGGTCCGATGCTGACCAGATCCAGACCCAGGTGGCCGAGGCAGTGTCTGCCGCACTGCGTCCGATCCTGGCGGTGATCGAGGAGCGCCCCGAGCTTGTCCCCCAGGTCGCCCAGGCTGCAGCAACTCCGGTCCTGGCCGACTGCGATGAGGTCTTCGGCCTCGATGTCCGCGACCCCCGGGGCGAGCCGCTGCGGTTCTCTGTCTACGCGCACCCCGAGGCGCCCGCGATTGACGGTCACCATCTCTGGACCGAACGCATGGTGCGCTACCTCGCCCTCGCCCAGGCTACCGGGCGAAATGTCTGGCTAGGTGGTCCCGCTGGCACGGGCAAGACACAGACCGTCGCGCAGTTCGCCGCCCGCACCGGACGCATGTTCCGGCGCTTTGTCTTCGACCGGCTGGCGACCCGCGAGGACTACCTCGGCGCCATCGGCCTGCAGCAGGGCTCGACCGTGTTTCAACAGGGTCCGGTGTTGGACGTTTACACCACGCCCGGTGCGGTCTGCCTGCTCGATGAGGTCGGCATGGGCAATGCGAGCGCCCTGTCCAGCCTCAATGGCTGGCTCGAACCCGGCGCCCGCATGGCTTATGCCGACAAGGTCTGGCACCGCGCCGCAGGGTCGATGTTCTTCGCGTGCGACAACTCGCTCACCCAGGGTGACCAGTCTGGTAGGTATGCCGGGGTTGGACAGATGAACGTGGCCTTCGCTGACCGGTTCAGCTTTGTCGTGCCGATGACATACCTCGACCCCGACCAGGAGGCCGACGCTATCGCCCGGCACACTGGCTGCTCGGTCGCCCTGGCGCGGCACGTAGTCGATGCCCTGGCCGTTTGCCGCTCGAAGGTTGACAAGGGCGAGATCATCGACGCCCCGTCGATCAGACAGGCTATCGCCTTCGTCGAGGCGTGCCGGTTCCTGCCCGTCGCTGAGGCGTGGCAACTGGCGATCCTGGCCCGCCAGCCCGCCGAGTCCTCGGTCGCGCTGGCTGCGGTCTACGCATCCACCATCAGCGAATACCTGATCATGCAGGAGGTCTGACATGTCCGCCCTCGCCACCCTCGCCCCCATCATGGCCCGCCCCTGGGTCCACGGTCACGCCTTCCGGCGTGGCATCGAGACGTTCGCTCACCACGCTTGCGCAGCCCTGGGCCTCGCCCCGGTGGAGGTCGCGTGGACCAACTACATCATGACCGCAGCTATCAACGCGCACGGCACGATGCTCCTGCCCGACTGCGCCGACGACGAACGCAAGACGCGTGGTGACGTTGCCCGCATCGCTGGGTACGTGACGCACGAACTCCTGCACCGCAAGTACACCGACTTCACCGCCCGCGACAAGCGCCCCTATGTCGCCGCCCTGCACAACGCAATCGAGGATGCATGGATCGAGCGCCGCGCCGCCCGCGAAGGCCTGCTCGGCAATATCCGGCCCCTGCTCGGGGCCATGATCGAGGACATGGTGACCGAGTCCCTGGCCGCTAACCCCGACTGGACCGACCCAGCACAGTACCCATGGTCCCTGGCAGTCCTGGCTCGGGGCTATGGGGTGACCGTCCCGATCCCCGGCACCCTCCTGCCCGCCTTCCGGTCGGTCGCTGACGGGGTCGATGGATGCAGCACCTCTCACGACACCCTCGCCCTGGCGCAATGGCTCTTCGACCAACTGCAGCAAGACCCGCAGGACCAGGACCAGCAGCAGGACCAGGATCAGCAGCAGGATCAGCAGCAGGACTCGCAAGGCCAGGACGGAGAGGGCCAGGACGATGCCGCCCAGGACGGGCAGCAGGATGGCCCGCAGGGCGCCCAGGACGGAGAGGGCCAGGACGGGCAGCAGGATGCCCAGGACGGAGAGGGCCAGGACGGGCAGCAGGACGGGCAGCAGCAGGGCCAGGAAGGCCAGCAGCAGGGCCAGCAGCAGGGCGATGCCCCCGCCGACGCAGGCCCCGCGCAGCGCCCCGGCCCCCATACGACGCCCCGCGAGACTGAGCCGCACCCGGGGCACGGGACCGGGCCCGCATCCGGCGGCAGCTACCAGCGCAAACCGGCGCCCCCCGGGAAGCTGGGCTCCTATGCATCAGTGTCCTGGGCCGCGAACCTCGCAGTCCCCGCCCGCCTGCGCTATGAGGTCCGCAGGCTCTTCGAGAACTCAGCCCGTGAGTGGAGAGACGGTGGCTTTAGGTCCGGCACCCTGCACCGCGCCGCCCTGCACAAGGTGCCGCTGGACCGACCCGAGGTCTTCGCCCGACGGTTCAGTGAGGAGGGGATCGATTCCGCCGTGGTGATCCTGCTCGACATCTCCGGGTCGATGAACCCCGAATTCTTCCAGCCGCCCTACATCGAGCAATCAAAGATTGCGACTGCGGTGTCCTCCTGCATCATGCTCATGGACTGCCTCGCCCAGGCGGGGGCTCAATCGATGGTCATCGCGTTCGGCATGAACACGCACGTGATCAAGGGCTGGAATCAGAACTGGCGTACCGTGGTGCCTACCCTGCAGCAGATCGGGACCGAGGGCGACACGAACGACTTCCATGCTCTGCGCCTCGCGCATGAGCATCTACTGCAGCACCCCGCACAACGTCGCGTGGTGTTCGCCCTGACCGATGGCGAGGGAAACAAGGACGACACCCGGGCGCAGCGGGCCAGCGGGGAGGCACTGGGAATCCAGCACTGGTGCCTGGGCATCCAGCACGACGCCCGCCATACCTGGGGCCCGAACACCATCCGCGTGGACCGCGTCGCAGACCTGGGCCGGGTGGCCTTTCAACAGATCAAGCAAGCCGCTTGAAACCAGTAGCCCCCCACTGGGGGAATCAACAGGAGGTGTAAACATGTTCGCAGAACTCTTCCAGAACGAGGCCCAGGCCCGCGCCCGCCTCGACGCCTGGGCAGCAGGCATCCGGGACGATTGGTCCGTCGGGCCCGTCGTCGAGGCCCGCAGGGGCCCGGACAGCCCCGCGCCACACTGGAGCGCCGACAGCGTGGCGCCCGTGCAGCGCCCCCAGGTGACCGGCCCGCTGCGCGTCCTGCGCCGAGAGGCCCGGGGACTGTGGGCCGGCGCCGGGGCATGGGGCACGAGCCGCGCCGCCATCGAGGTCGCCTTCCCCGTGGAGGCGCAGCAATGATTGACTCAATCATCAGAGCCCTGGACGCTGGCAGGGACTGCGCGATAGCCGCAGGAGAGGCGGACTATCAATCCGCCCAGCAACTCGAACGCCAGGGTATGCAGGGATCAGCCGCCCGGGCGCACGACAGCTACAAGCGGCGCATGGCCGCGCTGCACGTAATCGAAGCGGCACGGGCGCGGGCGCGACTGCTCCCGGAACTAGTGGAAGCCCTTCGCTGGGCACTGTCCCAGGTGGAGGATGACATGGACCCGGACCACCGGGCCGCGCTCACCGCCGCCCGCAAGGTGCTGGCCCTGGCCGAGGAGGGGCAGCCGTGAGCAAATACGACGAAGAGGAGTCCCCCCTCGACGGACGCACGTTTACATGTAAACGATGCGGGGAGCAATGCCAAGCCCGCTTTGTCGACAACGGAATCGGGCCCTACGAATACTGGGGCGCCGCCGGGCGCCATTCTCAGATCGACATCGAATCTATCTGCTGCGGCAGTTCCGTGGAGGAACAATGAACACTCACAAACTCGCTATCGGAATCATCCGAGAGGTTTCCCTCGGGAAACGGGAAGCATGGGACGTTCTTTGCCTTGTGGCAGAGCATGAGCCCGATGCACTGTGCCGGTCGCTGGGGATCTCCATCCCTTCGGGGTTTGCTCGGGCAGGAGCCACGGCCCCGGGGTGGGTCGAGGAGGCTCGACAGTTTTTGGCGGCAGGCAATATGGTCGCGGCTATCAAGCATGTCCGCACCCACCGTGGTTTTGGCTTGAAGGGAGCCAAGGACGTTGTCGATTACTCCAAGCAATTCACCAACGACGAGCAGTGCCGCGAGGCTTTGGCGACATGGGTTCCCCCTCCGGCTAACTCATCAATTCCGTTCTGAACATGGAAAGATATATTCTTCCCGTTTACATCTTGATCATCCTCCTTCTGCTGACGGGGGTTATATGATCAAGACCATCACCCACCATGCCCCACAGTTCCTCAAAGATACATGGAGGCAACATGAGGTTTCTCTGGTTCTGGTGCCGACGATTGACCATGTGCTGGCCGGCGAACTGTTCATTCAGTGGCAGGGCAAGGCATACGGTCTGTATAGACTGACCCAAGACCGGGCGCCTCGGTTCATCGGTCTTTACAGGGACATCATGGGCGCCCTGTTCAAAGCAGAGCAGCTGGACTGAAATCGACCATTTCAATCCGACAAAAAACGGGGCCTCGGCCCCGTTGTCTTTTGTCAGAACGCGTCTAGGTTCTCGGTGTACGTCCCTGCCGTACGGTTGAAGAGGAGGGTCGTTTCTCCCTGTGTCCCGACCCACCGATACCGGCATTTCCAAACAGCTATCTCGACGTATTTGTCCTGCCGGTGGACCGTCAAGCCGCAGTCTGCCTTGGCCCACCATGCCATTGACCCGCTGATGCTCATGCCATCTGGCCGGGGTTGATCTGTCCCTGACCGCGTCATCTTCGATGGGTGAGCGACAAACCATGTGTGAACGTCCTGCGCCTTGCAAAACCTTTGGACCCTGGTCAGCATCTGACTGATAGCGTCAGTTTCTGTCGTGTCCTTACGGTCCAGGTCAATGTAGTTGTACGGGTCTATGACCATTCCCCGCACACCCATGCGCTTGACTGCTGCCCGGGCTCTGGTCAGGATGCTATCCAGAGTGTTGGGCTCTTCCCCCGCTGAGTCGATGAAGAGGAAGTGTTCCTTGACCCATGTAAACGCATCCTCCTTCTCCTTCTCAGTCATCCGATCCCGACCCTCGAAGAATCTCTTCCTCGTATAGATCTCCATCAGGCGACTGATATGGATCTCCGGGCTGTTCTCAAACGACGCAACAGCGAACTTCCAATCACTGTCCCTTGCGAGGTTGACCATCAACTGATCAACGAAATTGGACTTGCCAGAAGATGGGTAGCCGGTGACCACGGTCAACTGCCCCGGCGCTACCGTGTAAATGGTGTCTAGAGACGAGTACCCGGTTGTGAACCCCGACCCCTGACCCTTGGTGTATAGGTCGTTTACACGTTCCTCGAAGGTGCCGGCATCCGACAGGCCAGCGATGGGGTACGGCTCCGCAGCCTGGACGATCCGCTGCACCTCCTCCTTCCCATTCCGAGATGGGTCATTGAGGATCTCGTTGAAGTCCTTTGCATCGAACTTCGCAAGCCGGCACTTGTCCTTGCCGATCCTTCGCGCAAGCTCTTCAGCCAACGCTTGACCCGGAGGATCCTGATCCGTTGCCAAGACGACGTAAGGAACAGCATCCAGAAGTTCGCGTGCGTTCCATACAAATGCGAACTTTTTGTCCTCGGAAGGCATGACCTTCCCGTCCGCAACCTTCAAAGGCGCACCTCCCGGGACGCTGACGACGTTCTCTATCCCCGCTTCTTTTGCAGAGAGAACATCAATCTCTCCCTCAACGATAACCAGAGGCTTTGTCTTGTCTGTCCACTGCATTCCGAAGAAGTCATGTGCCCCTCCTGAATCTTGTGTAAATGCCTTGTCTGGTACGGCACGGTACTTCGCCGCGACTATCGTGCCATCTCTGAAGTATGGAAAGCCGATGGCATCTTCTTCCCTGTCCAGTTTGTTGAAGTACTTCCGAGAGGAGAACAGCTTGGCCTCGTCTGCCGTGAGCCTTGATATGCCTCTTCCTTCAAGCCACTGGTAATGCTGTTCTGTAAGCGTTGTGTCCTCGATCTTGGGGACTGCTTGCACGTATCTCTCCTTCCTGTGTTCTCTGTTATCCCTCGAAGGGATGATTCCGTTTACACCGCAGTGATGGCAAAAGTAGAGCACTGACCCGTCTTCTTTACGGGTCAGGGTCATGTCTTTGCTTCTTGTCTTTTTCCTGTCCCCGGTGCATTCGGGACAGACTACGCGGGCGTTGTCTTGAAAATGAATCCCATCAAGGGCTATCACTTCATTGACCCGTCCTTCCTCCTTGGGAAGCTACGGTTCTTGGACGGAGTCTGCAGCTTGTACCCGTCCTTGTTTGAACCGCCCTTGGACAGCGCAACGGTGTGAGCTACGTCTTGCCCTTGCCTGTTCACTTCCTTCGCGTCCAGAGCCCTTCTGGCCCTTTGGCGCTCCATCCGAGAGGGGTGTTCGTCCCTCTGCTTCTGGGTCTTGTACTCCTGCTTGTAGTCTCTTTTGGTCATCATTCTGCCCCTTTACAAGCTCTTGAGACGACGTACTGCCCTTGCTTGACAGGCGTACCCGCGCCAAATCCGGCGGGAACAAACGCTGTGGAGAACTCCGTCATTGAATATCACGAAGTCCCCCTCTCGCATCGGGCGGAATTCTTTCCCAACCTGAAGAAAGAGGTCTTGAAACTTGGCAATTTCTACCAACCAAAACATTCCGGCATGCCGTATCGGCCTGAGTTTTCCTAGCCATTCATCTACGTGCGGCTCAACACATTTCATTCGGAGGGCTACGCCTGTTTGCCTGTCTAGCTCCCATGGAATTCTGCATGGGACTTCGCCAAAACTTTCTGGTACTACGGCTGTAAACGAGTCATCCGCATATTCCTTAAGCATTCTCTTTTGGAATGCCGAAGGTTTTTGGTTGCCATGGTAATAAATCACGGCAACCTCACTGCATGGTTTCAGGGGTACGGTGGCTATCTGCATTCAGGTCATCCCCAAGCATCTTGACGGCCTCCACCAAGGTGACCAAGACCCCGAGGGCCTCCATGTTGAAACTCGCCATGTTGATCTTTATGGCATCTTTCGTCTCATCCACGTAGATGACGATGGCCGCAACCCCTGAGCCATTCCTGATGCCACGGGTCAGTGCCTCGATTTCATCAAGGCCGGCGAGGATGGGCTTGTCTTCTTTCTGCACGGCTTCTCTATTCACTTGGATCTCCAGACGGGCTGTGCCCGCGCATGACTCCTGACTGAACGGCTGCTTCTGTACTCGCCCGTCTTCTCAATGAGCTTGAGCTTGGACATATGTAAACAGACCGCTCCCCATGCGTTCGGAGAGGGGGGCTCAGGAAAGCCGTTACGCTCCGCCCGGATCCGCACCTCTTCAAACAGGGCACCTTTGTACCCTATGTCTTTGAGGTATGCAAGTGCTATCTTGACAGCATCGCTATGCCAATCACCGCCTGCGCTGTCCAAGGCTCTCTTGGCGCCGTCGTCACGAAGTTGCTGGCCGTCCATGCGTTCTCCCATAGGTCTGCCAAAGCCAGGGGTTGGGTGATCCCCCCTGTCTTGCTCTGCCCTCAAGGAAGGAATCCTGAGAACAGCTTGTCATCCTCCGTGATGCCTGTCATCCTCTGTATCGGATGCTGACCGATTGAGAAGGTGGGTAAGTCCTTCCGGCTGGTCCCTGCCGCCCCGCACATCACCCTGTACGCATCATTCGCTTCCTGTGCTGGAGGGCACATGAAGCCCGGTCCCCTGGATCACCGGCGTTGACAGGCCCGCCCACATGCTCTGAGCGGTGAGGTGTTTCCCGGGTGCGGTCCATGCAGACCCATTTGCTAACGCGCCCTGACGACCATCTGCACTGAAAACCCCCGGCACCTGGGGTCAGAGGCTCAGTCTGATTGCCCAAGGGTGAGAGCCCCGGGGGTCATCAGTGAAGACGGCATGAACATCCTAAGACAAGTTCAAAGGCTTTGCAAGGGTCAACCTCTGTGTTATCCTTGTCTCCGCTCTGTTGCTGGAGCGATCTCCCTCCTGTGGCGCTTCGGCGCCTTGGCCCCGGTTGACCTCCGTCCCGGGGCCTTTTTTTGTCCCGGCATCTCCCGGACGGTGATGACACATCGAGGGCACTCCTTGTCTTGATGCCAGTAGATGTGCTTCTCCTTGACCTGTCTGTCGTTTACATAGAGCCTTCCCTGGAGCAGATCCAAGATGAGGCTCTCGTCCAAGTCTGGCCGTCGGGAGGCGTACCAGATATGGATCTCCGCAGAGACATCCTTGTCCGTGGGGTTCTCCGCCGGGGCGCATTGCTGTTGAAACATCTCTGAGTAGGTTAGGGCCTTCTGGCTCTTGATCAGCCGAGACATCCCGCCGAACCGGACGACCCTCCTGCTGTTGGCCTTGCTCGCAGGCTCACCAAAAATTTCTCTGGTTTCGCAGAAAAGTGCTTGCACATCTTCGGCACTAGTGCTAGGATCTGTCTCATCGTTCAACACAGGAGGTCTCCTTGATCATCACGAACAACCATGGCGCCCCGGCTACGCTGGTCGCCTTGGCCCGGAAGAACTACTACTCGAAGGGGGACTCGGACTACTCCGTCACGGAGCTTCTGTCTCCCCCCAGGGTTCGACGGCTTCAGGAACGGCACGATGCCGCCCTGACAAAGGATGTCTCTGACATGCTCTGGGCCCTGCTCGGATCGGCACTCCATGTGGTAGCTGAGCGGGCCTCTGCCGAGGATCATGTCACAGAAGAGAGGATCGTCGCAGAGATCGACGGCGTCAAGGTCTCTGGCGGCATTGATCTCCAGGAGATGACCCCCGAGGGAGTGATCATCACCGACTACAAGTTCACCTCTGCCTACTCCGTGATGAACGAGAAGAAGGAGTGGGAAGAGCAGTTGAACCTGTACAAGTGGCTGGTGGAATCCGTCAAGCGGATTCCGGTCAAGGGCCTTCGGATCTGCGCCCTGATCCGGGACTTCTCTCGCCATGACCGGCGGGAAAACTACCCGGACGCTCCGATCCACATGGTGGACATCCCCATGTGGGACTCGGTGACCGCAGAGGCGTTTGTCCGCTCCCGTTTACAGCTTCACACTGAAGCCAAGTTTGCAGATGCGATGGAGGAGCCCCTTCCTCCATGCTCTGCGGAAGAGCGTTGGTTTTCCGAGACGACCTACGCTGTGAAGAAGGAAGGCAGGAAGACTGCCGTCCGCGTGTTCAAGACCATCGAAGAGGCCCAAGAGTTGGCCGCAAAGGAGAAGGGATATGTCGAAACCCGAGCAGGAGAGCCCCGCCGCTGCACCGGAAACTTCTGTGGAGTCGCAGAGTTCTGCGAGCAGTACCAGTCAGAAGTCAGTCTACGACTTGCTGAAACTTGATGTCAGCAAGTTCATCGAGAAGAAGCAAGGGCTCAGCTACGTCTCCTGGGCTCATGCCTGGGCGATTGCCCTGAACGCAGATCCATACGCGAACTTCCGCGTCCATACGTTCGGGCCCAACGGTGACGAGTGCTACATGCGTGTAAATGGAACCGCGATGGTATGGGTGGATGTCACCCTCTTCTCCAAGTCCGTCACCTGCTGGCTGCCGGTCATGGACCACCGCAACAAGCCTATCGCTGACCCGGATTCTTTCCAGGTCAACACGGCACTCATGCGGTGTTTGACGAAGGCGCTGGGGTTCCACGGCCTGGGGCTGAACGTCTATGCCGGGGAAGATCTGCCTCTGTCCGTACCTGGAGAGGAAGAAGAGAAGCCCGCCAAAACGCCCGCAAAGGCTCAGAAGGACTCTCCCAAGGAGCCCGTGAAGGAGCCCGTGAAGGAGGAGGCGAAGAGCCCCGATGAAGATCCCCAACTGTCTGCAGAACTGTTTACAGAGGGGTTTGTGGAATACATGATCGTTGTGCAAAGCACGGACGGCCTGAACAGCTACTGGAAGTCCAACCAGACCAAGCTGGACAAGCTCAAGGCGAAGTACCCCGATCTGTATGAGCGATGCCTGTCCGTTGCCAAGGACAGGAAGCAGCAACTGAGCAAGGAGTGATCATGGCATTTGAACAACGTCCCGATTCCGGGCGGCTGATGGCCGCTCAGAGCAAGCGCAGCGAGAAAGCCCCGGACTACTGGGGTGAGATCGCCATCAACATCAAGGACTTGACCAACGCACAGGTCGAGAAGGGCTTTGTCACCTTCAAGCTCTCGGGCTGGAAGAAGCAGAGCAAGACTGGCGTCACCTACCTCTCGCTGGCGATTGATCGCCGTGTGAAGGATGAAGCGCCGAGCAAGCCGACCCGTCCTCAAGACGATAACGACGTTCCCTTCTAAGGAGTTGAGATGAGCAAGAGCAAAGAAGCTGAAGACCTGTTTCGCGCTGACCCCAAGGTTTCCGTAAAGGAAGTGGCAGAGAAGGTCGGGATCACCGTGGCACATTCCTACGCTGTGCGGCGCAGGGTGATCGGCCCGGTTTACGGAAAGAAGCGCCGGAAGGCTCGCGTTTCAACGGGCACAGTTCTGACCGTGGTGTCTCGCCCCGAGACGAGCCCCGAAGCAGAGAAGATGGAGAACTCCAACATCCTTCTGCATGCTCAACTGAACGAGGCACTGCGGGAGCTTGAGGACTGCCGTGCCGTGATTCGGTATCTGGAGAAGAAGATTGCCGATGCAGTTTGAGGCGCGGAAGGTCGCCCTCAAGCAGGACAGGACAGGGTTCGTACTGACCCTGTCCGTCCACCCCGACGAGTTCCCCTCAGAGCTTCTGAGGGACTTCGTCGGGGCAAGGTATGCCTGCGCGATGGTGCGGATCAACGAAGACGAAACGCCCGTCACCTACAAGAACCGGGTCCAGCAAGCAGCCATGCTTTGCAAGAACCCGTCGTTTCAACAGTTCCTTGGCACCGATGGAGAAGATGCCACTGCGAAAGCCCTGTGTTCCCGTCTGGGGATTGACTCCCGGACAGAACTCAATGGCAACTCCTTGGCTCAATCCCTCTTCGATGACCTTGTGGCGGAGTTTGAAAATGAAGCCTTCTAAGCTACGCCCCTTCTTCGCCTATCTTACCGACGAGCAGTATGCATCGTTGAAACAGTTCAGCGGAGAGACGGGGTCATCCATGACTCAACTCATCAGGGAAAGTGTCGATGCGCGGCTGTCCAAAGGCGACCAGTATGTCGCCGGGTACAACCAAGCTATCAAGGATGCGATCCAGACAATCAACGGTAACAACCTGTCGAAGATGGCATTCCCCTCTGGGAAGACCTTTGGGGAAGTGATCATCGAGGACATCTCTGCACACATGAGGCACAACGATGGAACTGGAACAAGCGGAGCCGATGCGCAAGAGCGTCAAGCGAGTGAAGAGCAAGGGCTCTCTCCCAACCCCGGAGCAGCAACGTGAAGCGCAGCGGCTCAAGGACGCGGCGATCCGAGCCTGGGCATCTGACCGAAAGGTCGGAACTCAACCCCCAACGTTCCCGGAACGTCGCTAACTGGCCCTTCCCCATTTCCATCATCGATGGAGAGGTGGTGAGAAACGTTTACAGGTTCGACCGCAAGGCATTCCTTGCGGCTCAGCAGGAGGCTCTTCTATGAATCCCATGCATCTCAACAAGCCGGCGGAGAGAGATCTTCAAGACGCCTATGTACTTGGGAAGATCATCTGTCTGCCCCATTACGTCGAGAAGGGGAAATTTGTCTGGCCGGGGCACACCAAAGATGCCCCTCGGATCGTCTCAAGGACGGAACTGATCAACCGGGGAGCCAAGAAGGTTGACCTATATCTCTGGAAGAGGGCCTACGCATGATGACCTACCCCATCGTGGAACTGGAGGTGATCCGCTGGGCTGAGGCCCGGGGCATCATTCCCAATGCAACCACCAAGTCACAGCTTCTCAAGGCTATGTCTGAGTTCGGTGAACTTGCAGATGCTGAGGGCAAAGGAGACATGGAGGCCATCAAGGATGCCGTTGGGGATGTGATGGTCTGCTTGATCAATTACTGCGCCCTCCACGACATCAACCTTGTTTCATGCCTGAACGGTGCGTTTGAACAGATCAAGCACCGCAAGGGCCGGCTGATGCCTGATGGCACTTTCGTGAAGGAAGCGTGATGAGGATGTTGATCCGGGCGCTCTTGGCTGGGTGCGTGGAGCAGAGAACATGAGCGGCGGCTTCTTTGGTTACGCTCAGTACAAGATCGATCAGATCGCGGATCAGATCTCTGATGTGATCCAAAGAAACGATCAGACCCCCTTCCCGCACTCCCCAGCCACCATTCAAAGACTGACAGAAGCTGTCCGGGCTTTGGAGATCGCCTTCGTTTACGCGAATAGAACTGACTGGCTCCTCAGCAACGATGACTCAGAGGAAAGTTTCGAGAAGCGTCTTCAGCAAGACCTGATCGCCGTGGACGAAGATCTGAAGGACTGACATGGACAAGCTCTACGTCATTTCTTTTGATTCCGTTGGAAACGTCATTGACACCAAACGGGTCGCTGTAAACGCCAAATCCCCAGACCGGGCATTGGATGCGTTCTGGTGCTGGGCGCGGCTTCAACCCTGGTATATGCACACCTGGGATTTGAAGATCCATTTGGAAGAGATCCGCCAGATCGATTCCCCAGTGGGGCCAGTCAAACTGAACTAAGGGTTAGCACTAGTAGACAGATCTATCTCATCTGCGATGCTATCGCTAGCTGTGATGACAGCAACGTCACAATCAATGTGAACCAGGAGCAAGCATGAAAACCAAGATGCTAACCAAGGCCCGTCGCCTATGGAACACGGGCAACACGCGCCTTGACCGGCGCAACCAACGGGAATGGGTTCGTGCCATCCGCCGTCTGGGCGATAAGTGGCTGCTGGCGGTGCCGGTGGCGCGGAAGGAGGGGGTATGAAAGACACCGGAGGACCGGCGTTCCCCGTGAAGACGGCGATGTTCGACTGCACGCAGTCCGGCATGACCCTGCGCGACTACTTTGCGGCGAAGGCGATGCAGGCGCTGATTACGCGAATTTCCATGTCGGGTGTGGATCAAGCAAGAAAAGCGTACGAAATAGCCGACTCTATGCTGAAAGCGAGGAGCCAATGAGCAAGCACACACCGGGGCCGTGGGTGGTCGGCAACCAAGACCCGCTGAACTTTGGCGTGCCGCGCGGTTGGGGAACAGAACCCATCGGCTTTGTGTACGGCCCCAGCTTCCCAGAGCATTCTGAAGTCGGGCAACGCGCCCTTGCTAACGCCCGCCTGATCGCCGCCGCACCTGAGTTGCTGGAGGCGCTCCGAAGCATCGCGGACTGCTGCGATGAAGAACACGCCGCACGCGATTACGCATCTCGGCAGGCTGAGATTCGCGGCATTGCCCGCGCCGCCATCGCCAAAGCCACAGGAGAGCAACCATGACCCCCGAAGAAGAGATCCGCCGCGTATTGCACCCGGAAGCGCATGAGCGTTTGAACGATGTCTACAAACCGATGGAGTTCAACCCTCGACCACAGGCCGCTGAGCCCTGCATCGACCCCGACGAGATCGGCGGCAGGCCGTGGTATCAGGAGCAGCCAGAGCCGTGGTGGCCGTACATCTTGGGTGCAGTTTGCGCCATCCTGGCGCTGGTGCTGGTGTTTGCGCCGGTGGGGGTGCTGAAATGATCTACACCACACTCAACAAAATCTTCATCCACAACCCTTGTGCTGACGACTGGTCCAAACTGCTGCGCCACCTTAACAAGGGGCTGCCAGATGATGAGCCTGTCGATTTGCTGACGATCCTTGAGAGCAACGGGCTGGACGATGCGCTCTGGTGTTTATGCGCGGTTGATGACTTTCAACGAGAGATACGTTTATATGCTGTCTGGTGCGCTCGGCAGGTACAAAACTTCATGCCAGATCAACGTTCGCTAGAAGCCTTGGATGTTGCAGAGCGCCACGCCAACGGGCAGGCGACGGATAAAGACCTAGCAGAAGCGAGACAAGAAGCAAGGTGCGCGGCCATAGATGCAGCGCGACACGGCTACAAGCCGTATCTTCCATCGATAGACGCAGCAAATCATGCCGCTTTTCATGCAACACGAGCTGATGGGTCGATTGCGGCGCGAGGCGCTGCCCGCGATGCTGCGCGTGCTTTGTTTTGGGCCGGCAAAGGCGGGTGGGATGAAATAAGAGAGTCGCAATCTGCCGAGTTCCGGAGGGTGGCTGGTGTTTGCGCCGCTGGGGGTGTGAAATGACCAGAACACTTGCGGCAAAAGTGATAGCGGGCATACACAGCCAACGCTGGACGCTTAGCGGCTATGGCGGCACTTGGGCCGGAGCCATGCGCCCGCTGGAGGAGTACGTCAAGCGCAAGGTTGAGAAAGCCGTGGCCGCTGAGCGCGAGGCCATCATCCAAGCCATGCCCGGCGGGCACAGCGTTGACCCGCAGTGGGTGTGCGACATGATCAGAGCAAGGGGGAACAAATGACCATCAACCCCCGAGCCTTCCTCCGCAGGTGCTTTACCTGCAACAAAGACTACCGCGACCACCCGGGCAGCAGTCTGCGGCGGAAAATTTGGAGATGTGCGGAATGCACGAAGAAAGGGACTCAATGACGCCTCTCATAACTGAGTTTGTAAGGGTCACCAAGGATGCTGAACGGTGGACTTGGTTTGATGTGGGAAGCATTCCAGAACTTGTGGAGGCATTGCTTGATGATGAATTATTTGCTATGCCATATCCACGCACCGCGTTTTGCGGCGTTGATGTGGACGGAAGTAAGTTTTGCGTGGCGCTGATTACTGGTGACAACCATGTAAGCGTAGCCGGCAGGTATGACACCGGCAAATTCCCCGCAATCATCAAGCCATTTTCTTACATAAACACCGACGAAGGGATACGCATCTACGGAGGAGAAGGCATGGAGCCTCCTCCTCGGGCGCATTACCTACCAGTCATCGCGCTCGTCAGTCGTTTCGCACAAAGCCTAAACGCTGTGACGCAAACGGCGTATTTGCCGACGCCCAAAAAGTCCCTTCTGAATGCCGCTCGTGCCGCCAAGGGGAAGCCATTGGCGTTGTTTGATTGGCACACCGTTGAGATTGCGCCCAGAAAACCCAAGAGCGAGCCGCAGGGCGGGACCCACGCATCACCAAGATTGCATGACAGGCGCGGTCATTGGCGCATCTGTAAGGGCGGCAAAAAGGCTTGGGTCAAAGCCTGCAAGGTTGGTGACGCCAGCAAAGGCGTTGTGTTCAAGGACTATGAGGTGAAAGTATGACCACCATGCAGATTGACCGCGCCGTGGTTGAGCAGGCGCTGGATGCGTTGGAGAGTTATGCGACGCATAGGCCGCTTCCCGGACGTTGCCCAGTCAGGGACGTTGAATACGCCCTGCGCACCGTGCTGGCAGAGCCCGAAACCTGCACATGGCAGCAAGACGGCGACAGTGATTCAGGCCTGTATGCCACATCGTGCCGCCACTACTTCAACCTTGAAGACGGCACGCCGGAAGACAACAAGCTGGCGTGGTGCTGCTACTGCGGTAAGAAGCTGGCGCAGGAACTGATTACGGAGGACGGCGATGAGTGACTTGAGAGCCGCCGCCCAGCGGGCGCTGGAGGCGCTGGAGAACTGCTCCAGCGAGTATGGGCACAGGTGCAACCGCTGCGACAGCGAGGTTGACGAAGGAGGCAAGGTTGCTTCCGCCCTCCGCGCCGCGCTGGCGCAGCAGGATGAGCCCGACCTCTCTCGTTGCCCCCAATGCAACGGCCCCGCCGACAACGGTTTCGACCGCAGCATCCCGCCAAACCCTTACCTTTGCACGAAGTGCATGGCCGAGCCGGTGGAGCCGGTGGTGACGCTGACCGCTCAGCGCGATGCGCTGCTGGAGGCGTTGAAGTTTGTGATCCGTGGAGTGCCCGACACATGGGAAGGCGTGCAGAAAGCTCGCGCCGCAATCAAGATGGTGGAGGGAACCAAATGATCGACGCAACAAAGATCCAATGCCTCACGACGGCAAACTGGCTGAAAGGCTACGCATCCACACTGGACGCCGATCTACACTCGGCGCTCATCCACAGACTCAACCAAGCATCGCAACTGCTGCAACAGGTGTGGAATGAGTACGAAAGAGCGCAAGGGGAAACACATGAACCGCGATGACATTCTCCGCATGGCGCGGGAGGCTGGGTTGACCTCTGTTATAGACGCACACCACAAAGAGTACGGAAGCGGGGCGTTCGATTTGTCGTTGTACGAAGAGGTAACGCGCTTCTCCGCTTTTGTCGCCGCTGCCGAGCGTGAGGCGTGTGCGAAGGTGTGTGAGGACATTGAAGAGGCATACCAACGCCAAGAAAGCATACGCTACCCAGCACTGAGAACAGACGCCGAAACAGGGTCTGGGGAATGCGCCGCCGCCATCCGCGCAAGGGGGATCAAATGAGCGACAGGGAAATGCTGGAGTTTGCCGCGAAGGCGGCGGGGCTGCGTGTTGGCTTTGAACCCGATGGAAAAGAGCGAGGCAGGCATGACCTGTACTGGAGCAACGTCCATCACCAACTCGCATGGCACGGCAAGAGTGCAGGCTCCAAATACCCGAGACCGGTCTTCTGGAACCCCCTCGCCGACGACGGCGATGCGCTGCGGTTGGCGGTGCGGCTCAACATCCCGGTGTTCCCTTACGAAGACGAAACCAGCACCGGCACCATCGGTGTTCGCGCTAAAAACTGGGGGAGCAAGGAGGCAAACACCCGCCGCGCCATCGTCCGCGCTGCGGCAGAGATTGGGAGGAGCATGACATGATAGGCTTCGGCCCCGTGCCCCTAAAACGCGAAGGCGCAATAGCGGATCCCGACGAATACACCTGGGAATGTAACCTTGACGAGTGCGCCGATTGCCGCAAGCATTACCTTGAGTGGAAACAGAAGTATCTTGAACAGGAGCGACAGCATGACCCGCGAACAACACCTCAACATCCTCATCCTGATCAGCGCCTTGGAGTCGCTGATGTTGGCGCACAAAGTGCCGTTTCCGGCGGGGCTGTCTGAAGACCTCGATCTGGTTACAGAGGCGCTCCGGGAGGCAGTGCTGAAAGAATGATTTTTCTCAAAATCTTGCTGCGGCGCGATTTATTAGAGGAGCATAAATGAATTTAACACCATGGTTTCTTGGAAACACACATCCCATCAGGCCGGGGGTGTATCAGAGAGACTTTGGCCGTGAACGAAAATATGCCTACTGGGATGGACAGCACTGGCTATGGGGGGCTGCGACTCCAGAAAGGGCTGTTGAAACAGAAGGGTTTTCCGCCGTCCAGCTTCAGCTTGTCTCTGTTCTCTGGCGTGGACTGATGGAGGAATCAAATGACCCTGCCATATGACATTGCCCGCTGCCTCGGCACCAAGAAGGCAGAATGCGAAGACTGCCTACGCAGGACTTCCCCGCCCGGCCCATGGCAATCATGGATAGCGGCCCGGTATTCCACAACCCCATGCAAATCAAGGATTGCCAGTGAGGTGCCCGAAATGTCAGAAGGAAGGAAAAAGCCCAGTCTTGGAAAGCCGCCCGCATGATGGGGATGTTTGGAGACGGCGCTACTGCAAGTTCTGTTTCAACGTGTTTGTTTCCCGTGAAACAGCAGAGCCTGGGATGAAGATGCCCCCGGAGACTTGGTCAAAAAATAGGAAGAAATGAACAACAAGCTAAACGCCGCAGAGAGGGAGCACCTACGCAGGGTCAAGGAGCTACCCTGCGGGGTCTGCGGAGCTTCGGGCCCTTCTGATGCTCATCACATCAAGCAAGGGCTCCAGTACCTCTGCATCCCCCTATGTAGGGACTGTCATCAAGGGAGTTTCAACGGCATCCATGGACAGGCCAGGATCTGGTCTGTCCTCAAGAAGGATGAGATGACCGTCCTGAACGATGTCATTGCGCGTCTATCATCTTAATATGAAGTTTGGTTCTGTTTGCAGCGGTATTGAAGCCGCCAGCGTGGCATGGCACTTGTTGGGCTGGCATGCCTCTTGGTTTAGCGAGATCGAGCCGTTCCCGTCGGCGGTGCTGGCGCATCACTACCCGGGCGCGCCCAACTTGGGGGACATGACGACGCTGCCTGATCGCATTCTGTCGGGTGAGGTTGAGGCGCCTGACCTGTTCTGTGGGGGCACGCCGTGTCAGGCGTTCAGTGTGGCCGGCCTGCGCCGGTCGCTGGATGATGCCCGGGGCAACCTTTCTCTTATCTTCTGCGAGATCGCCGATGCAATTGACCATGTTCGACTTGCTGGAGGAGAGCCTGCCAGCATCGTCTTCTGGGAGAACGTGCCCGGAGTCCTCTCAACCAAGGACAACGCCTTCGGGTGCCTCCTCGCACGTCTATGCGGGGGTGATGAGCCACTGCATGCGCCCGACGGCTGGCCGGATGCGGGTTGCGTTTCTGGACCCACGAGAACAGCGGCGTGGCGCGTCTTGGATGCCCAATACTTCGGCTTGGCCCAACGACGCCGCCGCGTGTTCGTTGTCGCGAGTGCTAGAGACGGGTTCGATCCCGCCCAGGTTCTTCTTGAGTTCGAAGGCGTGCGCCGGGATTCTGCGCCGCGCCGAGAAGCGGGGGAAGGAGTTGCCCGAGGCGCTGCGCCGAGCTTTGGAATCCGTAGCGCGAACACCAGCAGCAACGGATGGGGAATCCAGCGAGAACTGACGCACACACTGGACACGGCGTCGCCTCAGATCGTGGCGCAAGCCTTTGGTGGCGGGCAGAACTGCGCTCAGACTGATGTGAGTACAACGCTGAGTGCCCATCCTGGTGGGTCAACGCTGGACTTCCAGACGGAGACGTTTGTCGCTCACACCCTGCGCGGCGAAGGCTTCGACGCCAGCGAGGACGGCACTGGGCGGGGGACGCCGCTGGTGCCGGTGGCGTTCAGCATCATGCCCATGAACAGCGGCAAGGACTACAAGGCCCGAGAGGTCGATGTGGCGCAACCGCTGATGGCTGCAGGCCCCTTTGGCGGGAATCAGGGTGGTGATTTCATTGCGCAGCCGGTGGAGCCGGTGCCTATGATCAATATGCAAGGCAGCAAAGGCAATGCAGTCGCGCAAGCTGACGGCCCGAGCTTCACGCTCAACGCCATGCACGGCCACGATATGCACGCTGTAGCGGTGCCGGTGGCGATGCGCGAGTCTGGCCAGGGCTACTGGATGCAGGACGATATTGCCGGAACGATAGATGCCAACATGGGCATGAGCGGACACGCCAATCGGCCTGCCGTCATCAAGCAGCAAGCCATGCAAGTCCGCCGCCTCACGCCCGTTGAGTGCGAGCGGCTGCAAGGCTTCCCAGACGGCTACACCGCCATCCCCTGGCGCGGCAAGCCCGCCAGCGAGTGCCCTGACGGCCCGCGCTACAAGGCCCTGGGCAACTCTTGGGCCGTGCCGGTGGTGCGGTGGATTGGAAGACGAATTGATGATCTGTTGAAGCAAAACCTTATTGCGCGTCTATCATCTTCTTGATCTCTTGGATGTTGGAGGCTAGGTTGTTCTCCAACTCCGTGATGTTGGCGATGATGTCCTTCTTTCCCTCTGCATCCATGGTGGAGGCGCGGACAAAGTTCTTCATCTCCCGGTACTGCTTCATGGACTTTTCCAGATCCAGGACAAAGTCCTTCGTGGCGAGGAGACCCATGTTCTCCTGCATGAACTCTCCCCATTCCTGGGGTTTCATGTTCCTCTCCAGGAGGTTGGCCGTCCGGACAGCCTCGTCTACAGAGTTCTTCAACTCGTAGTACGCGGTGACTTGTCCTCGCGCCAGAGGATCCACAGCAAACCGCCGGATGACGGGCATCTGTTCAAACCGCTTTGCTGCCTTGGGGGCATCGGTATTCATGTCATAGATGGCATCGAACAGATCCATCATGTATCCACCGATGGTTCCCGTATAGCCTCTGATCATCTCGTCAATCTTGACCGGAGACAGTTGGAGTGCCGTGGGTAGATCCTTGGTTGCTCCGCCGATCAGTTCTCCAATCCGGGATGTGCCGGGCGCGATCTGGTAAGCCGGGTTTACATCTTCCAGTCCCTGAGAGACGATAGGCCGTCCGGTGAAGAACGAGTAGTTCGTCACGGATTCAATGAGAGGAAGGGCTGTCTGGGGGATCGGGTTAAACGACAAGGTGCTGGTCAACTGCCTTGTCATGGACTTCAGGAAGTCCTTCCCGGTGTCGTCCCCAAAGCTGTACTCCAGGATCCGCTCAGGGATCACCTTGAACAGGACGCCGATTTCAAAGGGGATAGGGATCTTGACATCACCCAAGATCCAGTAGTTGTCCCGCGTTTCCTGCTCTTGTCTCTTCCACTCATCATCTTCGGAGGCAAGCATCCAGTACATCGTGGACAGGGCTGCAATGGTCATGCCCCGGATGAAGAAGCTCTTCTGGATCTCCTTGGCGTTTGCTTCCGTGCCCCTCCCAAATGCCGCCCGGTACAGAACATCAAGGCCCTGCATCCGCGCATTCAAGAACGGCACTGCTGCGGTCAGAACCCGAACCATGGGGTTGTTGCCCTTCCGGTTGAAGTTCATCACCTCCACCGCCCGGAACAGAGCTTCCGCCTCATTGCCCGTCTCAGCAAGGGTCTTCTTGTAGACCTCCATACGAGTTGCTGCGTCAGAGGCCGTCGTTCCCTTTTCAAGGGCATCCCAAAGAGAGACAAAGGGGCGGGCCAACTGCTCTGCTGGCGTATAAACACCCGCTTCCTTGCGAAGGGCCCGGTCAAACCTTTGTGCGCTGATCTCTACCCCTTGGGAGTAGTCATAGCCACCGATCACCCCAGAGTTGAGAAGTGCCGCGTATTCGGGGTTCTGCCCTCTTAGGGCCTTGGTGAAGTTTGTCAGGGTATCCACCATGGGTGTCATCTTGACCCCGGAAGACACCCAGGCAGACATCGAGTCCCGCATCATGTTGGCAAGCATGAAGGCAGGATCCTTTGTGACCAAGTTCCGCAGCAGGTTTGCCGGCCCGGCCAGCAGGCCGATGAACGGCAGATCCCCCAGGTTCAGACTCTTCATGGCTTCCACGAAGAGAGGATCCTTGGTGGCGTAATATGAAGTTAGTCCATTTTCCAGAACTTTAATCACATTTGGAGCAGAAGAGGCATAGTTCAGCCTATTGGCTTGTCCAATAAGCACAGCAGTGTTTACAGCCCTCTGTGCTGCGACGTTTTTCATCCCCGCTTCAATGGAATATTGGACGTTCCGAACCACGGTCTCCAGGAATTCTCCAATCTTTAATTCTGACTCTTTAAGTTTCTTCGGTGCGCGGACCCCTGACAAGGATGCAAAGATCTGGGGCCCGACAGTCTCCTCCCCTTCTACCTGCCGATAGAAGGGGATGTAGTCCGAATACTTGACAAACTCCTTGGCCGCTTCTTCAGAGAGAACCCCGGTGTCCTTCAGATATTTAACCAGACCATTGTTGAACTTGATCCATTCATCATGGATGTCTTTGAACTCAGGATGATCCTTGAGGATCTGCGCGGCAGTAGCACGATCTGCCGGCGTGATGATCCCGGTTTCTCTACCCTGTCCGTACAAACGGATGCCCCTGTTTATAGCGGCCCAGGTCTGGTACTTCTGGTAGATGAACGGATCGTTGTACTTCGCCAGCGGGGCGAAGATGGCAATCGGCCCCTTGACCGTGTTGTTGTTGTTGACGATCTTGGTGTGACCGTTTACATACACAGGGATGCCGCCAACACCGTCATGCACCCCCATGGCCCCGGCCAGAACACCGGCACTCAGATCAGACATGAGCGCAGCGCCATGAGAACTTGCATCTGCAAGCAGAGGAGCGCCGCCCATCAGGCGGACAAGCTCTTTGTCGTACTCGCTCAGACGGTTGTACCGATCCAGGAAAGCCGCCCGGAAGGACGATGCAGACTTCGGGGCAATGGCCTCGGTAATCCGCTTGATGAAGGACTTCTCTTCCCGTGGGGTGGTGATCTGATCAACCCGGGCACGGGTGACAGGATCTGTCGTATCACGCAGGCTTGCCTTGATGCTCGGATCTACAGGATCAAACTTTCCAACGTTGCCGATGGCAGATTTGATCTGGGTAGGATTGAAAGCAACAATCTCCGTCAGCTTTCCATCCCGGTACTGCATGAGACCGTCATAGCCCTGAGAAAGGGCTCGGTTCATCACTTGTTTTCCGATGTAGCCCTTCTCTTCATAAGCCTTCTCCACCATGGCCTCGGCCTTGTCCTGCTTCATGCCAAGCTGGACAAGAGCCATGATCATCGGGTCTTCGTTGCCTTTGTGTTTCAACAGCAAAGGTTTTTGCAGAGACACATACAGCGGCATTACATTGGGCGACTCGCCCTCTGCGTAATACGAAGCAAAACTTGCGCTTGGGGTCGTGTAAATGCCAGCACCAAGGGCGCCTTCTTTAGATACCCGGGCCGTAGTGCCGTAGTCAGTATCAACACCACGGTAAACAACCAAAGGCCTTCCATCATCATCAACAACGGCACTATCCTTGAACCACCTCCAGAAGTTCTTGGTTCCTTCTTCAGTGGGGTAGATAGGCTTGTTGGTGCTGCTGGTGGTGGGACGTTCAGTACCGTCTACGTTGACAGTGTCACGCAGGCTGGGCTTGGCAATCGGGATGATCTTCTTGCCGGCCTTGATCTTCTCTTGGTCTCGGATGACAACGGTGTCTCCGTCCCTCTCCCGGTCGTAATCGACAAAGAACCCATCGTGCCGTAGTGCGGCGTCTTCTGGCCTGCCCGTCCTGTCCTTGTTGGTCAGGCCGATGATCATGCCCTTGTTGAAGAGGTTGCCCTTCTGGCCGGGCCGAGGATCCAGGAACCGGGCGTCGTAGTTGTCGCCGTTCCAGACCTGGAACTTGTCCCCGGTCTTCTCGTCCAGCACAAAGTCGGGCATGTCCCGCTTGCTTGTAAACGCCATCGCCACGTTGAACCCATTGTTCAAACGCTTGATCATGGCGTCCCAGTTGGATCCGACACCAACCGTCTTTCCTTCAACAACCTGAGCCGCGCCGTCAGAGCTATAGGTCAGGTGGTGGTTGTCAGCAATCGGGCCCGGCGTTGCCAGCTTGGTGTAGTCATAGAACCGGACGCCAGGGAACCCCTCAATGAACGGCTTGAGCATCTTCGGCGGGAAGTCGCTCGTCACGTTCAGACGTATAGCAGGTGTGTAAACCTGCTTCTTAACGCGACTTTTTTCTCCGTTCTCTTCCGTGATGACCTCAAAGCCCTTGTCGCTCTTGGCCCAGGATTCAAACTTCTTGATCTCGTCGTAGAGGACGATGCCGAACTCTTCCGGGTGCATCACCAGAGCTTCGGTCTTGAGATACTGAGACAGCCTGGGGCCGGCGCGGAACGGACCATCACCGCCGTAAAGCTGGTTCTGACCGCTGGTCTCACCCAGGCACAGACCCTCACACCGGGCCGACTGCGGGCAGGTAGACAGGTTGCGCTCGTTGATCTTCTGGGCGCTGGCAAGCCCAAGCCCCAGAGACGCCACGCTGTTCTGGATGTCTTCCGGAAGCTGGTACTCGTTCAAGCGGGTCTTCTGCAGCTTCCCGTTTTCACCAAGGAGGGTGCCGACGTTGTGCTCGTCCTTGAGCACCTGCCGGGCCTGGGCGAGCTTGGCACGCTGATCTGCCGGCGAGAGTTGCTTGTACGCAGAGATGGCAGACTCAAGGCCCTTGCCGATGTCACCAATCGTCGTGGTCTTGGCGATAGCCTCGCTGCGCGGCTTGTAGAGCGTGAACAGCTTGGTCATCTTCATCTTCTCGGCGAAGGCATTGCCCTCTGCCAGTTGGATGAAGAAGTCCTTCCGGCCATCCGAATGCTCCATGTCGAACTGGAGCATCTCCGGCGGCACCTGAACCATCACGTTGGCTTCAATCGGACCCTGATCGATGTTGCCAGCCCTGGTCCGGACAGCAGCAGGATTGGACTCGTTGGTCAGGTAGATCCGGTTGGACGTTGGGCTGGTCGCCTTGAGTCTCTTGGTCTTGGCGACTTCCCGGGCGGACAGATTGCTGGTCGGGAAGTACAGGGTGACCGTGCCATTCGCGTTGAGCGGCACGTTCAGAACAGGATGGTTCTCCTTGCCCTTGGCAAGCTCTTTCTCCCCATACGGGGCTTTGATGGAGAGCTTGGGCGTTTCAACAGGCGCCTCGATCTGCCCCGCCGAGGTGTAGGGAAGAATGCCGTTCTGCTCTTCGTACTTCTCGGCGTCCTTCTCTTCCTGTGCAGTGTCTTTCCAAGAATCGGGCTCGATGGGGCCGGCACGAAGCTCGCCCCGCTCGGCCTTCTTGAATATCCGCTCTGCATCAAGCGCGGCACCAAATGCCTCCTTGATAGCCTGGAAGAAGTTCTGGATCTTCTTCAGCAGAGCCTGGAGCATCCCAGCAGGAGCCTTGGTGGCGCTGAAATCGGCAAAGGCATCAGCGATAGCCTCCTCCAGCATCGCCTCTTCGTCGCCGCCGTAGAACTTCATGTAGGCGTCGTACCGGGACATCTGCCCTTCTTGCAGAGGCTGTCTGTTTACATTCTTCTTCTTCAGGTACTGATCGACCCACTTCTCCTTGGCCTGCCTCTCCAAAGACTTCCACTGCGCCGGGGAGAAGAAGCCAAGCTCCTTCATGGCATGGATTGCTTCATGCCTCAGAGCAACGACAGGATCTGTCGCATCAAGTGCCAGACTGAGAACCTTGGAGGCGTACTCCCCCTCGGCCTTCATGTCGGCAACCAACCGGAGACCCACATCCTTCAGGCCATACCGGGTCAGGATCCTCTGAAGAGCCTTGCCAAGTGCATCAATCTTGGCCTCAACATCCTTGGGAAGTTCCTTGGGCTCAGCTTCCCGGACAGAGGGCTTCTCTTCCGGCTTCTCTGCAGGCTCCATCTCCTTGCGGATCTCTTGCACAAGCTCAGGAGAGCTTGACCAGTTATCCCAGGACGCTTTCTGCTGACGGAGTTCCTTCTCCCGCTTCTTGAGTGCCTCGGGATCCTTGATGTCGATCCCTTCCTTCTTGGCGATCTCCGGGCGCCTGCTGGCGCCAGAGATGGCAGCAAGCCTCTGCGCAATCTGGTTCTGCTTGAGAGTGGCGATCTTCGCCATCTCCTCAGCTTCCTTCATGGCGGAGTCATCAAACCCAAAGAGGTCACCACCCTCTAGCGCAGGACGGCCCTTGGAGATCTCCTGTACCGCCTTGATGATGTTTACAGCAGCAAGAGGGCTCTTCCCCTCCTGGATGGCCTTTATGCCGACTGCTTGGAGTCGGGAGTCTCCGGGGGCGGCGTTGGCGATTGCGGCTGCGCCTGCGTCAGGGATGACATCGGCACGATGCGCCGCAACAAGCTCGGGACTTCCTTTGGTTGCGATGGCGAAGCCTTGCTTTCCCGGAGCCCGCGCCAGAAGACCTCTTGCGTCGGCATCTGCTTCTGGGATTCCTGCATTTTCAAAGTAGGCGACATAGTCCTTGACCTTCCCCTGTTGGTCCCGAATGTTCAACTCGGCATCCAGCATCGCTGCCTGTTTGGCATCGAAACCAGTAGCCTCTTCATGGATCTGGGCAGGGATGGTTTGTTCTCCACTGCGCTGGGCAAGATCCAACCTATGCCGCCCGGAGATCACCTCCATGCGGCCATCGTTTCGCTTCCAGACCTGGATGGGCGCGACACCGCGCCGGTCAAACGTGCCGCCCAGGGCCTCAACAACACCCTTGGCATCAGCATCCGACTTGAACTGAGGAACGTCTTTCGACAGCATCAACTCAGCAAGGGGCAACTCAATGACGGGATAGCCAGCGACCGCGTGCTGCTCTGACGCTTGCTCGGCCTTCGCCTCATCCGCCGCGGCTTGCTCTTCTTCTTTGGTCTCAGCCTGGGCCGGCTTGGTCTCGGTGGGCTTGGCCTGCTCAGGGATCTCGGTGGCTGGCTTCTCTGCCGTTTCAACGGGAGTGAGCGGCAGCGTTGTCGGCGCAGCGCCTTCTGCAGGCTGTGTAGCCGTTTGTGTAACGAGATCGGGCGGGACAGTCTTCTCTCGGGGAACCCGCTGCGCCAGGATGGATTGAAGCGTGGATGCCCGCTGCTCCGGCGGCAGGTTCATGGCATACGCCCTCACCTGATCCAGAGTGCCGACTGATCCATCGGGAAGGCGGAAGACATCCTCTCCCTCCGGGGCCGTTGAAACAACAGGCTCAGTGGGGGCGGCGGGCGGCGTCACCGGGGCAAGAGGCTGTTCTGCACGCCGAGCGGCGTCGATCTCCCGGCTCATCCTACGGGCGAAAGCAGAGTCGGACTCACCCTCTTGTTGACCCGGCAAACGCTCCACACCAGTGCGAGGAACAGCAAGTCCACCACCCAGGATGGCCCCGGCAGCACCTTCCATTGCGCCAGCACCAAAGACATTCCTGAACAGAGGAACATCAAAGCCTTCACTCCTCAAGGCTATGTTCTGGGCAAGTTGAGACTGTCCAGCTTGTGCGAACTCAGGAGCGCCTTCTTGAAGAGCGCCAAGACCGACGCGGGACAGCAGGCCCCTCTCGGCATCTCGAAGAGCTTGCTGCTCTGCAACATCCTTGACAGCACCTCTGCTCAGCATGGACGTCAGAGGACGTTCAATGCCCATACCGCCAGCAATTGCCCCCAACCCACCGGCAGCAACCATGGACGGAAGATTGGAACTTGCATAGGACTGAGCCTCTAGAGCCTTGGCCCGAGCGATCTCATCGGAGGCGCCCTTCTCCTTGTAAGCCTGCTCGACAGCCTCGTAGATGGAGCCCTTGACCTCACCAACCCCCATGGCCGCGCCGACAGCAGGCATGGCAACAGCACCGGCACGGGCCACACCAAGAGCAGCCCCAACAGGGCCAGAAGCAAGACCAGCAATGATTACCGGCGCGGTAGACCCAAGAGCCTGGGCCAGCGTATCTACAGGGGCGGTGGCTAGAGCCCGAAGACCAGCACCAACCTGAGCAAGGACACCCTTGTCTTCTGCCTCCTTGAGGATCTCTGCAACCCTTCTCTGGTCATTCTTTGCCTGAGAAGACAGAAGATCTGCCAGCCAAGTATCGGCAGACTTGAGTGCCTCTGATGCCGAAGATCCCGCCCCGAAGAGGTCGGCCAGCATCCTGATGCCACCAACACCGCCCCGGACAACCTGAAGGGGAACATCGAGGATCTGCCGAAGAACGCCGCTCTGTTCTGGCTGAGGGGCCGGAGGAGCAGTGATGGCCTGTCGTCCAACTTGAGATTGGACATATTGAATGATCTGGTCTTGTGTTGCTCCCTCCGGGGCAGTAACACGATACCGATTGCCATCAGGAGCAGTGACTTCGTAAGTCGGCATGGTTATTCCTGGCCGGGCGTTTTAACTTTTTCAATACTCCATCCTGCGGTGTTTACAGAGGATGGCATGGGAACACCTGCCTCTTGGCTCATTCTGGAAATGGCAGCATCAAGATTGCGGATTTCCTGGCTGTTTTTGAAAGACGTTTCAAAATCTTGTTGCATTTTTTCCCAAGCATCAGTCTTTTCTTTTGGTGCGTTGGGTGCGGAAGCGGCCATTTGAGCCAGTTTGACTGGAGTGCTGTTTAACCAATCCGCCCTTGCTTTTTGATACGTTTTGTTCCGGTTGTCCAGTGCTACGGTCAACCTCTGCAGACCGATCATTTCTCGCCCTTGTGCCGCGGAATCTCTTGAGGCCCTTGCCGCCGATTCCCGAGCTTTAACATCTTGAAGCCTAGTATCGATCTCGGCTTGCGTCTGCCGCATTCTGACGTTGTTATCGGCAATCTTCTGATCCGTCTCCCGCTTCAGATCTGCGTCACGGTTTTGGATGGCATACTTCCTCTGTTCTTCCAAAAACTCAGACTCTTGATACTGAGAATTGAGAAGACGAACCTTCTCGTTGAGAACAGAGATGCCCTCTTCTGCCTTCTCGGCCCTAGCTCTCCTGCCAGCAAGAATAGAGGATAGGCCCCCGGCCAGGGAGCCCATCGTCTTGCCGCGCTGAGGATTGATGCTTGCCGCAAGTGAAAGCAGGGCTTCAGGATCATCAATCAACGGACGCCGGGCAGCATCAATCCTTCCTTGAAGTTGCCTGATTCCTTCTGAACGAATCTTCTCCGCGTCCTGTTGAGACCGTTGAAGCCTTCCCGCTGAGAGTTGTTCCATGCGCTGCCGCGCAGCCAACACCTCTGGAGAGATGGCCGCCCCCTCTTGGACGATTCGATTTCGTTCTTCTTCCGCTCTTTCAAGTCTTTGAGAGTAGGGCGAAAGACCTGTTGGAGCCTCTGCCGCAGGCGAAGTTGCGGCGGGCGGAGTAAAGATCGAGGTAAGCGGCGTCACGCCGGTCGCAGAGCGTGCGGCGGGCGGAGATGACGAAGCGGCGGTGCGGGCAGGTGTTTGAGCAGCAGACCGCCCTTGCGCCAACCATGGATGCTGCTGCAGCATCCGTTGCACTGCAGGCTCAGACCCGGATGCTTGAACAAATTCAAATTGCTGGCGAATCCTTTGGCGCCGAGCCTCTTCAACTCGCGCAGCATCTTCTTGGTCAGTGACACGTGAGCCGCCAAAGCTAGGATCAAGCTGAGCAACGATGTCCCCGTCAAGATCGCCAACCTCCCCGCCAGGGGCATAAGACTTCATCTCCCCACCAGAAGCAGCCATGACAGCCATGACCTGATCTGCCACTGGAGGCGTTTGTTGCGCCGCAGCATTCTGGGCTTGAGCTTGTTGGCCCATGGCTCCTTGTTGTAGAGCCTTGGCCTTCATCGCATCGGCATAAGCAGAAGCAACAGCCCACTTGGGCCGCATGTCATTTGGGTCGTTGTAGATCCTGATCAGGTCTTCTGCTGGGATCTGTTTCAACGCCCTGGTGTATGCAACAGGGTTTCGCCCTTGTTGTGCAGGAAGGGCTGTAAACGCCCCTGCTTGGCCGGGCATGGCAGGTTTGTTTCCGCCTTGGATAAGGGATTGAAGACCTGCCATGATCATCCCGTCGTGGTGTTGGACTGGTTCCCGAACAGCATCTGATACAGAGCCAGCCCGCCGATGCCGCCTTGGGTCAGCGCCCCCAGCAAGGAGTCGCCTTCACTGTACTTCGGAGCTTCAAGCGGGAGGCCCTGCAAGAGGCTCTGCATGTACGTCGCCTGCTGGTAGGGATACTTCAGAGACTCCTGGAACTGCTGGTAGCCAAAGTCCAACGGCTGTTGAGCGATGGCCCGCTCTTTCTCGCCCGCAGCCATTTGCTGCTGGAGTGCATCCAGCCCGAACTTGGCGCCGTACTGCTGCGCCTGCTCGCCGTACTGTTGGGATTTCAGCCCAAGCTCAGACTCGGCAAGACGTTGTTTCTGGGCCTGATCAAACGCAGCCTGCAATCCCTTGATGTTGATGTCCGAGATCTGTTGACCCAGGTTGCGCTGCCGCTCCGCCTCCATGATCGCCTGTCGGCTACCGCCGTAGGCGCCCGCTTGAGCAAGCCGCGCCTGCTCCGATTGGCGGCTGATGTCAGCCTGCCTGCGGGCTTCCCGTGCAGCGATGTCAGTGACATTACTCGTATACGGGTTCATGTAGTCTTGAACAGAACCCAGAGCGCCAAGACCCGTGTTGAACTGCGTTGGGTTGTACGTGCCCAGGTTCTGAAATCCTGTAAACGCGTTCTTTAGCGCATCAGGCGTTGCAGCAAACCGATCACCTGTAAACGGCTGGTAGGCTTGATTGGCCGCGCCCCATCCTTTGGACAACATGTCCTGAACATAGGGTCCGAAGCTGGCAGAGAGCGTGGACTGACCCGGGGTGATCGCCGGGCTGGTCGTGCCGGTAGTTGTGGTGACATCCATCACGCTCTCCTTTGAAGCTGGTTCATCAGCGCGTAGAGTGCCTTGGCGCCGCCTGCTTGGTTGACTGCACGCTTGGGCACGTAGGCTTCTCCGTTGGACACCCTGGCCGGGGTGTTCCCATCGATTGTCGCAGGGATGTGGTCGCTTGTGCCAGTCCCCGGGCCCACAATCGGTCGAGCGCCGGGAAGCATTTGAGCAATACCCCTTGGGCCCCCAGCGCCGTCCACCGCCCGCTTGGTCATCACGAAGCCGCCATCCTCCATGCGAAGAGGGTTCTTGTGGGTGCCTGTGACAGCACCGCCATGGGCATAGGCGTGCATAAGACCGCCTTGGGCAGCGTACTGAGCGATGGGCCCGTACTTCCCCTGCACCATGGTGCGGTTCGTCGGAGTGGGAGATGCCACCTGGGTATAACCGCCGCCCGAAGGACTGGCGCGGTTCAGTGCCCCAAGAAGCGCCATCAGACCCACTGTGCCGCCCATCCCGACGCCGGATCTCATCAGGCTGTTGAACGCCTGCATGGACGGGTTTGAGAGAAACGCCCTGAGAGGGTCAAGGGCGCTGGCTTGATATGACCCCGCTGCTGTGGGATTGTTGGCACCAGATACGCCGGGGCCTTCTTGCGCGGCGGTTTCTGACATACCGCTGAGCCACGTATAGGCCGGAGGAATGTCGTACCCCAATGCGGCGTTTACATCCGCATCAGACACACCGGGCAAGTAATAATCTTCAGCGGTGTAATAATCATCCATATCATCCTCCGTAGGGCAATCCATAGGGCGACATTCTCAGCCCTGCTTGAACATCTGCAATGTTGGGCCGATCCTGTTCTTGCTTCTTCTGCTGATTCATCATTGCCATCAGCGCGAATAAGCCCTGTAGGTCTCCCATTGGCGAGCGGGTGGGCGCGGGTGGGCGCGGCGCCGGAGCGGGTGCTGGGGCTGGTGCCGGCGCAGGAGCGGGCGCAGGAGCAGGCGACGGGGCCGCGATGACATTCCCCGCGTAGTCCACGATGTTGCCCGTGGAGGACTCAAGTCCTTGATCTGCGCCGCCAGGGACGATAGCACCAGGGACGCCATTCAGTTGCTCCAACAGGTCAAAAATTTCCTGCCCATAGTCCCCTTCGGTAGCAGCAGTATCTAGCGTCAGCGTGCCGCCGTAGGTTGGGTCAAAGACGCTTTCTTGCGTTAGGTCGTAACCTTCATCCACGCTTCCGACGCCACCCTCTGGCGGCAAAGTAGGAAGAATCTCTTCCAGGATTTGCTCCCACTCGTCCTTTGCTGGTAAACCAGTATCAATGACAGGTCGTTGGGTCGCGACATCTTCATCAATGTACTTGAAGATGTCATCAAGCGACGGGGGAGGCGGCTCAACAGGAAGTGGTTCCGCAAAGGTCGGCTCTGCAGGAGGCTGCTCAACAACCGGTAATTCAACAAACGGCGGCTCTACAGGCGGTGGCTCAACAAACGGTGGTTCGGTAAGAAATGGCTCCTCAAACTCAGGAAAAAAGGGCGGCGGCTCAACAGGCGGTGGTTCTGTAAGAAGAGGCTCTTCAAACTCGGGGAAAATGGGTGGCGGCTCAGCAAGAGGCGGCTCAGCAGGAGCGGGTTCGGTAAGGGGCGGCTCCTCAAACTCGGGGAAAAGGGGTGGTTCTGCAACAGGCAGCTCTACAGGAGGCGGCTCTGTAAAAAGCGGTTCTTCAAACTCCGGGAATAGCGGCGTCTCTTCAAAGAACGGAGGCTCAACAGGAGGCGGCTCTACGGGCTCAGGCTCAACAGGCGCCAAGTCGTAAATATTGGGCGTGAAGTATTCCGGCTCGGGCTCGAAGAACGGCGGCGCTGTGACCTCTACCGGGGGCTCATCAGACGGAGGTGCTTCTGTTGCTTCGCTGGGTGTCGTGATGTACGGCTCAACGAATTCATCCTTCGGCTGTTGAGTTTCTGGAGTGAAGATGTCGGGCTCTGCTGGCTCTGTGGGCAGCGTGACCGGCGGATTGATGTTCAGCAGTTCTTCTGCAAGATCTTCAATCGTTCTTTCAGTCTCAAAATCCCCGCTAAAAACATCTCCTTCACCGCCTGTAAACGCGTCTTCTTCAGACACAACATCGCGTGACGGCTGAACTACATCCAGGGCCCGTGAAGGATCTCTGTATGCCTGATCAATAACGGCTTGCTGTTGATTTTCTTCAAGCTGTTGGACAAAGTCAGTAGCCGCCGTGAGCGCCTTCATCGGGTCGATCTTGCCGGAGGTGCCAAGCTCAACAGCCCCCCGAACAACGCTTGACGGCAGACCCAAAGTCTCACTAGCAGACCCAATAGCGGAGCCTGTCAAACTACCCACGACAGCGTCGCCAAAGTCCTGCTTGCCGCTAAGCTCCCCCATGATGCCGCTGGTGATGGCACGCTCTGCAGCTTTCTCCAATGGGCCAAGGGATTCAGGCACAAGGCCGCTAACAACACTGGACACACCTGTGCCGGCCAAGGGCAAAACGCCTGCCTTGGCTACATCGCCCAGGTCACCGCCAGTGATTGCGGACAAGCCCGCATTCACAATGCCCTTACCTACCGCAGCCGTTACTGCAGCTTCCGAGACCCCCAATGCGCCTGCAATGCCCTTGGCTGCTTCAGCAGGAAGAAGCGCATTGCCAAGGGATGAGATTGCCTCTCCCCCGTAGCCAGGGATACCGACGACGGTTGTGGCTACCGGCAGCACAAAGTCCTTAAAGAAGGACTTGATGTCGTCGTCGTCGCCCGTCTTGGTCTGCGCAACAACCTCTCCAGACGGCAGTTTGAATCCCGTGTAGTTGTTGTAGTTATGGAAATTGCTGCGCTTGGAAACAAAGTCGTAGCCCTCTGCCCGCTTTTGGTCTACGAACTGCTGCAGTGCCCTTGTGGGATTGCCCTGCATGAAGCCGCCTTCACTATCGTAGCCGACTTCAAACATTTGCCCCTTGAACCCAAGCTGCGGCGCAACTTGAGCCCAACGGCTGTAATCTACCGGGCCCTGAGACGGCACGCCTCCTTCGTCAGTCTGAACGTAGTCAGGAACCCATTCGGAGTAGATCTTTGACGCGGGCTCGTATGCTTGCGTAAACGGCAGTACCGCAGACTCCCAAGAGCCAAACGCTTTCTTGCTGAAAAACGGAGATGCCTTTTCAAAGCCTTCCAGCACCTTCATTGCATAGCCAAGGCGCTCCTGATCTGATGCCTTGGAAACATCCTCTGGGACGCTGTCGGCTGCGTCGGTGTAGTCACGAATGACGCGCTGCCCTGAGCCCTTGACATTGGTTCCCCAAGCGTCAAGAACCTTGTCAACCGCTGACTTGACCTTGGGGTCAACCACGCTGCGCTGCGCCATCAAGGCAGCCGGCATAACCGGCCCGAAGGAGTAGTCGATTGCGGAGTTATCAGGAGCTGTTGTCATGTCAGATCCCAGAACGCCATCGTGCCGATGGCATCATGCGTGCCGCTCAGTGCGCGAACCGCGATGGTGTAGGTATCGCTTACCCCCGCCAGAGTGGCGCCAAGCTGCAGATCCCAGTTGTAGTCGGCGCCATTGGCGATTGGTGCAGACGATTGCGTTGATGCCACGACATAGCTTGAGAAGATGATCGTGCCCCCGGTCAGGGCAGTGGCCGACAGGTCTTGCTCCACATTAGCCGATGGGGACGCTGCCCAAGAGGCGCCGGTCAAGGTGGCATTCTTGATCATCGCCACTTCAAACGTGACGGTTGAGGTCGCGGTTGGCAGCACCGAGTACCCGTCCGGGATCACAACCGCCCCCGTTCGTCCAGAAGCCAGCCTGATAGACATCAGAGGCACAAAGTTGACACCAATGTTGGTGTTGGCCGTCGTCATGCGGACAACGTCAGTAGCCACTCGCTTCTCATAGCCACCCTCAGAAATCACCGTGGAGCAGATCTGCTTGAGCGTAGCCGCAGTGCTGACCCCAGTGTTGGTGATCTCGTACCTGACCGGCAGGATTGCCGTGGTCATGTAAACGCTGGTCAGGTTGTTGGCGTTTTGGAACGTGTGGCAGATGATGACCTGACCGTTGATGACAAACCCAGCCCGGACGGAGCCAACACCAAGCCACTCGAAGTCTTCCCAGAAGATCTGCGCCTTGGTCAAGTCAAGCGTGAAGCCCGAGTCTCCGGTGCCATTGAGCTTGTCGCCGTTCCAATCGGCCTGGGCCACGCGGGTGTCCACCGCCACCCCCGTGACATACGTCCTGCGGACGATGTACACCGTGGTGCCGTCGCGCTCCAGGAACACCCCGTTTTCGGTGTTGAAGTAACCAATACGGATGCGTTGGTTCTCGTTTGCCGTGGGCATCACGAAGGTGTTCAGCACCAGCAGGCTTTTCCCAGGCTGGTAAGAGAATGACCGATACGTCTGGCGCACAACCTCCGAGCCGCTGCTCGTGGTGACGTTTAACTCAACCGTGCTGGAGTTGGCGCTGTAGGTCACATTGCCGCCCGTAGCGGTGCTCTCACTGAACAGGTCGTTCTTGGCGTAGCGGTTCTGGCTGTCGAACAGTGTGAAAGGCTGGCTGAAGCGAGCGCGTCCAAACGCATCCAGCGCGGAGCCGTAGAAATTAACCGCCACTGGGGATGCGCTCACAATCTGCTCCAGGAGGTTGTCAAGCTGGTTGAAGTAAATCCGCAGAACGCTCAGCAGCTTGTCGAAGTACTGCGGATCGTAGGTGCGCGAGGCGACCGGCAGTGCCGGAGCCTTGAACCGCTTGATGATGTTGGCCCAGATACTCACGATTTGCGCCCGTCAGGACGAAGATCGATCCGGAACTTGCCCAACTGCCACTGCACGCCCAGCGAGTTTGAACGCGCCTTGACCGCCATCTGCCTGCCGCGCACGCGGATGTACAGGTTGCCCTGGTAGGGTGTGATGGTGCCTGAGAAGCGCTCGACGCCGTTGTTGGCGTCACGCTGGATCGTGCGCTCGTTGTTGAGTGCCACCGACATGTTGGCCGAAGGCGCCACGTTCGTCACCCCCCGCGTGTACCCGGAGCCCGAGTTCTGCAGGGGCAGGAGCGACATATTCAGGGACTGGTTCTCAACCGCTGTGGTAGACCCTGCAAAAGTCACATCAGGCAGCATCCGCGTGACAAAGCCAAAGTTGTGGCCGTCGTCAATGTCGAATTCGGAGGAAACGATGTAGGAGTCAATAGCCACTGGAGGATTCACCGACCCGTCGTCACAACCGATCTCGTGGTACAGCAGTTGATAGTTGTAGTCCGCTGCTACGGGGATGTTGGAAAAGACACTGGCGTCGTTCCAAGCCGTCCGAGCCATGCTGCCGTAGTACCAGATCTTTTCAGCGTAGTTGTAGACGGCGTAGCGGTCAACCGTAGTTGAGGAAGCGGAGCAGTAGAACCACCACACTTCACTGAACTGCTCAACGGTGGACGCAAAGACCTGAAGGTTTTGGCCTTGATTGAAGTCGTCAAAGATGAACTTGCGGATGTCGCACTGAAGCGTGCTCGTGCGCCCGTCGAAGACGTAGAACTTCTCGTCGCCCATCCAGTACACCACGCCCGCCGCCACAGCCCAGGCGCGGTCACTGACGATGGTGACGTTGTCAGCAAGGATCTGCGAGCCCCAGACGATGGGCGGGCCGAGGTACTGCAGGGAGTACAGCGCCGTGTCCGTCCAGACCAGGATCTCCTGACGCGTTTGCGCCACGGCAGCGATTGCCGAGCCCCGAGACAGCGTCAGACTTCCCGCCTGCCCCGTAGCGGCGGGGGTCCAGTTGGCGGCGCTTTCCTGATCCGACCAGCGAATCAGCATGGGGTTGAGCGTGGTCGAGCCATAGTCCGTCGTGCCGAAGGCTAGGACGAAGCGCGAGGCGTCGGAGACAAGCCGGAAGAGCGCCGCAGACGGCGTGTCGCTGGCGCCGGGCAGGGTGGAGATGTCTACACCACGGTTCGTGAATCCCGCTGAAGAGTCCCAGTAATAGATCCCGCCGCCCTTGGGGCCGTAGATTAGATCCTCACCGAAGTTGGCGTGGTTCCACAGCCCGATCTGCAGGGGGTTGCCGAAAGTGAACGCCCCGCCCCCGCCCCAGCTACCGCTGCCCCAGCCGCCCCCGCCCCAGCCCGTGCTTGTCGTACTGGTAACCTGTTGGAGTTCCGACCCAGCGCTGACTTGGTAGTTAGACACTACCCCTGCACCACCTGAAGCACTAGAGGTAGCGTTGGTGGACGCTTGGATGAAATACGTAGCTACGTTCTCAGCGCCAAGCTGCGCGCCCGCAGGGATGTCGCTCGTAAACGCACTGCTGAGCGTGTACACGCCCGCCCCGCCCGTACCAGTGATTGTGCGCGTCTCACCGTTGTAATCCAGCGAAGCACCGGAAACAATGATCCCTGGAGAGTTGACTGCACTGACAGTCAACGTAGTGCCGCTGGATGAGCAAGTGATCAGCGTGACGTTCGAGAGGATTTGATACTCGGAAGTACCGCCGACACCTGCGGTATTGAGGTTTATGCCACCAATAGTCCCGGGGGACGTAAAGGTGACGTAGGAACCCACCGTGAGCAGTCCGTTGACGAACGTCCCGACACCGGTAGAGGTGTCAACCACGGCGACATACGGGAAGCCGTTATAGGTGTTGAGAGACGTCAGCGCCCCAGTGACTCGGATCGGCGTGATGTCGTAGTACTGCCCGTAGTACACGTAGTACTTCAGGTGCGTGCCAAGGCCCAGGTAGATGTTCCAAGGCCACAGGGCACGACAGACACCCAGGAAGGTATCGTTGTTGAGTTGTTGCCAGCCGCCGATCTTCTCCGGTTGCCCGGAGCGAAAACGCACTTTGTCGCACTCGTACCATCCGCCTTCTGCGGAGTAGCGGGTGTTTTCCCGGAAGATCCCGGGACGAAGTTGTAGCGTCTTCAGGGGCATAGCATTACCTCAAGAACAGCGTCCGCTCATCACGGCGGCGCTTGACGAGGCCCGGAAGTTCTTTGCCGCCACCTTTGGTCCACTGCATGAACGCATCAGCAGCCCCTTCAATATCACCGCGATTGGCCTTCATGCGGATCTGACTGCGCTGGAGGTTGCCTAGCCCTGCATTGAACGCAAAACTGACCAAAGCGTCGAACCGGCCTTGATGACCAGCACAGCCGGGAACCAGACGAAGAACGCCTCGTTCAAAAGCAGCGACATCCATCGAGAATAGTCTCTCGATCTCTTCCTTGGACCAGACACGGTTGTCCTCCGGCTTGAGCGGGTACTCCCGACGGATCATCGGGATGTCCTGCGTGGTCTTGTCAGGCGGACGCACCATGGGTAGGCGAATCTGATCCTGATACAGAACATGCCCGTACCCAATGGTCCAGATGTGCGCAGGGCACAGGTAGGGCCGCGTGCGGTAGCCCTCGTACCTGTGCATGAGATCTGCGCCAACCGGGCTCAGTTTCACTTCTTGCTCCACTGCCGACTCCCGAACCAGAAGCTGATGATGCCGCTTAACATCACCATTTCATCTTCGCTAAAGATGATGGCCGTCACGCGGATCAGGTCATCAACACTCTGGATCAGGCCAGGATGCTTCCAGACATAGAGCGTCAGGGCTGCGTTGATCAACACAAGCTCGATGATGAAGATGTAGGTGACCGTGGGGCGCACCGTCCCAACGTAGTTCGCCACCCACCGGCTGGCACGATCCAAGACCTTCTCGTCGTGCTGCAGCGCAGCCTGGGTCATCTGCGCCTCAGTCTGCATCGCAACCTGCTCGGTGCGGATCTCCTCCATCTTGGCCTGGGCGGCATAGCCCTGGGCGGCAAGCTGAAGCTCGCGCTCCGTCTGGAGTCTAGCCAGGGCAAGCTCGTGCTTCTGGTCGGACTTGTTCTGGAAGAACTCCAGCAGTTTTGGCAGACCGCTGATCAGGAGGCCACCGAGGGTGGAGAGCAGGCTGAGCATGATTACCCCTTGGTCGTGATGACATCATCACCGCGCTGGACAGTGACCTTGTCGCCTTCCACATTGACCTTCATAGACGGCTCATGCCGCTCAGGCTTGTCCAGCCGGTCGATCAGTTCCTTGATGATGGTGATCTCGGGCTTCTCTTCCTTCTTGGTCTCGTTGACGATGCCGTTGACCATCTGTATTAAAGCCATGGTGGCGGTTGCCACAAGCCCAATGACGGCAGGCAGCGCCTCGGTATTTAGGAAGGCCGACGACACCACGCCCACGAGGACCAGCAGAAAGATCCAGATGATGGCCGTCTTTCCGATGGCCTTGGCCGCGACCTCTTTTGCTGTGGCTTGAGCCTCTAGGCGCTGAAGTTCTACAGCAGCCTGTGCCTTCAAGGTTTTCAGATCAATTGGTTCCATCACAACATCCTGGGTTCCCGGAAGGCTCGTGCCGGGATCACGGAAACATCCCCGTCGAGCCATGCGATTTGAACAGAGTCGGCGCTCAGAATCCAGCAGCCCGGCACGCGAATCTTTTCCTTGATAAACAAAGCCCATCGAGCCGCGCCAACGCATGGTCCCGGCTCCCGATGAAGCTCAACACGGACCTCCCCGTCCCAGGCTTCAGCGATTACATCGCCTGCCGCGCTGCCTGCGAGCAGCAAGCTGAGCAAGGCGACGAGATAGCGCATGACGTTATCCTTTACCCTCGGCAAACACGTTCACAAATACCGTACCGTCTTCCAACGCTTCTATCTCATGCCATTCGTTGGCGGCAAGGGTGGTGATCGGTGCCATGCTACTCCTCCAATTTCTGTCGCAACGCATCCAACACAAACGTCGCCTTGCGCTGTTCCAGTCGCTCTGTCAAAAGCGTGCGCTCCAGTTTGTCCTTGAACTGCAAGTCCGACAGCAACTGAATTTCCTCAAACGACCACTGCTCAATGAGCGAGACCGGCTCCGCTGCACGGTGCGGCAATAGGCGCTCGGGCCAATGCGGCAGCAGGGCAATCATGGCCGTGTAGTTGTCGATGTTGATCTGGTAGTGCGCGATTTCATCCTCGCGCTGCTTGATAGCTTCGGTGAGTTGTTCTTGGTTCATATCGTTCTCCAGGTTACGCCTTTACCATTTCCGGCAGGCAAAGTTGACGGGTTTGTATATTTAGTACCAAAACCTGCGCTCCAAGGATAAACAGAAATAAATGGTGTAGTGGTGTGAGCCACTGCAATGTCAGCACCTGATGAAGAAAATGCTACGCCCAAACCATTTCCCGTAGGTAAAGTGGCTGGATTGGAGTATTTGGTTCCAAAACCCGAACTCCAAACCCAGGCGGAAATACGAGGTGACGTATCATGAGCAATAGCTATGTCTGCGCCTGATGGAGAAAATGCTATACCATTTCCGGTCCCAGTAGCCAAAGTTGACGGGTTTGTGTATTTAGTACCAAAACCTGAACTCCAGGGGTATACGGTAATATATGGATTATTGTTGTGAGTAACGGCTATATCCGCTCCAGAAGGAGAAAATGCTACGCCATAACACTCACCCGTAGGTAAAGTGGCTGGGTTTGCATACTTTGTTCCAAAGCCCGAACTCCAAGGATAAACGGATATCCATGGTGTTGAACCAAAATGGCCTACTGCAATGTCCGCACCCGAGGGAGAAAATGCTACGCCCAAACCAGTTCCGGCAGGTGACGTGGCTGGGTTTGCGTATTTGGTGCCAAATCCAGAACTCCAAGGATAAACAGAAATAAATGGTGTAGTGGTGTGAGCCACTGCAATGTCAGCACCTGATGGAGAAAATGCCACCCCATTTCCAGTTCCGGTAGGTAACGTGGCTGGATCGGCGTATTTTGTGCCAAAGCCTGCGCTCCATGGGTAAACGGAGATAAAGGGTGTAGTGTCGTGAGCCACTGCAATGTCCGCACCCGAGGGAGAAAATGCTACGCCCAAACCAGTTCCGGCAGGTAACGTGGCTGGATCGGAGTATTTGGTTCCAAACCCGCCACTCCATGGGTAAACGGAAATAAAGGGTGAAGTGGCGTGAGCCACTGCAATATACGCAGTAGCAATAAATGCGCTTTCCCTTATTGCACGCGCAGCAAAAGTCATGCAAACCCCTTGGACAACGAGGCGTACCAGAAACCCGTGGAACTCAGGTATGTGGCGACCAACAAATCAACCGAATTTGCCGCTGTGCTAAGCGTCCCCGCAAGGCCCCCCGGCCACTTAAAGCTTGTCGGCCATGTCATTGTACGGCTGCCTGTCGCATCCTGAGTAATGAACCAGTTGATGGTCTGGCCGTTCCGTGGGTTGCTGATGGTCGGTGCGGTCGTGACGTTGGCGGTGAATGTGGTGGCAAACACATTGGACAAAGCACAATCCACCGTCATGGCCGTTGCGCTAAATGTCACTGTGACCGGCGTAGTCTGGGCACCTCCGGTAAACGTAGTCGCGCCTAAAGTTGGCGCTGTTGCCAGCACAATGCTGCCCGAACCTGTTACGTTTTGACCCAGCGCCGTTGCTACGCCGGTTCCAAATGAGGTAATGCCCGTGCCGCCGCTGGCTACAGCCAAAGTCCCTGCAACGCTCACCGCGCCGTTTGTGGCTGTGCTAGGGGTTAGCCCGGTCGAACCAAAGCTGATTGTGGTGACGCCGCTTGCGGCAGGGGCCGTGCTCTGCCAAGTAGTGCCATTGCTGGTCAGGATATTGCCCGCTGTCCCAGGAGCTACCACTTGAAGCGCCGAGGTGCCGTTGCCTAGCAGGACGTTGTTCGCCGTCAGAGAAACTGCGCCTGTGCCGCCGTTGGCTACAGGCAGAGTGCCGGAGACATGTGTGGCGAGGCCCACTTTGCCCCAGGACGGAGCGACACCAATACCACCAGAGATCAAAACATTGCCCGTGGCTACATCGGCCAGCTTGGCAAGCGAGGTAGTGGTGTCTGCGTAGAGAAGATCCCCGACCGCGTAGCTGGTCTGTCCAGTGCCCCCCCGGGCCGCAGGCAATGTTCCAGTTGTGCCAGCATCAATCGGCAAACCCGTCGCATTTGTCAACGTCACTGCCGAAGGCGTGCCAAGATTGGGCGTGACAAGGATTGGAGACGTCGCCAGCACGTTGTTTCCCGTGCCGGTATTTGTGACGCTGACGATCTGCTTGTTCGCATCCAGTGCCAGTGCCGTCGATGCCGTCAGGGCAGTAAGAGTCACATTGCCCGAAGCCGTCAGGTCCACCACCGCCCCGAGCGTGACGAAGTCCGACCCGTTCCACGCCACCACCGCCATGCGCCCTGCGGGCACCACCACACCCGTCGTAGGGCCCACGCCGACGATCTTGACCCCGAAGCCCCCAGTGGTGCCGTTGATGACCACGTATGCCTTGCTGGACGCCGGAGCCGTGATGGTGCGCTGCGCAGCCCGGGAGCCCGTGCAGTTGAGGATCATCTGCCTCGCCTGATCCGTCACCCCATTGGCTGTCGTCAACGTGACGTCAGCGTCGGTGGATAGGGTCGTCGTCCCAGCAATCGCCTGATCCGTCAGGTCGATCATCCCGTTGCTGACGGTGGACCCCCAGCCCGTATCCCCCAGGCCAGGGTTAGAGAGGCGGAGGTTGGTGGTGAAGCTGGTTGGCATAGGCGCCTCTCAAGTTTGAATCTGAACCCAGCCAGGGTTTTGAAAATCGTTGATGTCGGTCCAGTTTGGAACCTGCGTCGTCACCACGTTCTGCCAGCCGGGGCTCTGCGTTGAGTTCACTTCGACCCAGCCCGGAGCCTGCGCGTTCTGGACATTCTGCCAGTTCGGACTCTGGCTGTCATCTATTGGGTTCCAGAGGTAGCCGCCGACCACAAGGTCAGCAATCGTCCCGGAAGCACTGAAGGAGACGTTGAAGATCGACCCGGCTGCATCAACAGCATCAAGACCCGAGGCAAGCTCACTGAGCGAGACGTTGAAGATTGACGCCGCTACAGAAGGCGTGTCCAAGACCGAGGCCGTTTCGCTGACCGAGGAGACAAAGATCACCAGGGCACTAAGCGCATCCGTGCCTGTTGCAAGCTCTGAGACCGCCGTGGCAAAGATCATCTGCGCGGCCAGCGCGTCGGCTGCTGTGGCCGTGTCAGAGAAGGACGCCGGGAGTACCAAGGAGGCCGCAGGAGCGTCTGAAAGCGTTGCAGCATCACTCAGGGACACGCCGAAGGTTGAAGCGGCCACAGCGGGCGTATCCTGGCCCGTTGCAAGCTCAGAGACCGACGGATTAAAGATGGATGCGGCCACCGCGAACGCATCTAGGCCGCTCGCAAGCTCGGACACTGCCGTGGCAAATACCATTTGAGCGGATAGCGCATCTGAGCCCGTTGCCGTGTCGGAGAAGGCTACCGGGAAGATCGACGCGGCGGACAGCGCGTCGGAGCCCGTGGCGGTGTCGGAGAAGGATGGGTTAAACGTTGATGCGGCAACCGCCGGCACATCAGAGGCTGTGACGGTGTCGGAGAACAGCCCCTGCATTACAAGGACGGCTGAAGCTGTGTCGGCCCCCGTAGCCGATTCAAAAACCGCTGCTGGGGCCGTCAGCAAAGCGACAGCGGTGTCTTGGCCGGCAGCGAGTTCGCTGACAAGAGCCCCGAAGGTAGAGGCCGCAACAGCAACCGCATCTGAGCCCGTGGACGTTTCGGCTATGGCAGCACTAAAGACAGCGATTGCAGCAAGCGCGTCTGCGCCCGTGGCAGATTCAAAAATGTCTCTCGTGTAAATCAGGCTTCCGGCAATGCTGTCTGACGCTGTGACGGTGTCAGAGAAATCACAGCTATACAGCAGCCCGCCCAAAATGGTATCCGAGGCAGTGGCGGTATCGGAAACAGATGCGTTTAACGTGAGCGTGGTGGCAGCGGCATCCGAGCCTGTTGCTGTGTCAGAGAAAGAGACATTGAATGTTGTACCGCCCGGGGCGGCAAAGATCCAGCCCAGCGAGCCGTTGTTGGTTGAGTTCGCCCCGGCGTACCATGTGCTGTCAAGGTTATAGGCACGAACCCCAGTGATAGTCAGATAGTCAACGCTGGCAGCCTGCCCGCCGCCCGTGAAGACCAGCGTTCCAGGAGAGGAAGCTGATGTTCCTTGGACGGTGAGGATGTTGCCAGCAGTGCCAGAGGCAGTCCACGATGTTGTAATGCGCTGGGTGGTGGTGCCCATGTTGATGGTGTTGGCACCAGCGGCAGTGCTGCTGATGGTCTTGAAGGTGTTGTTGCCGGTGATGGTGAGCGTGCCGTTGCCGCCTTGGTTCAGGGTGATGTTGGTGTAGGCTACGTCGCCACCAGCGAAGGTCTTGGCAGATGCTGAGGTGAGGCTGATGGTGCCGGTGCCGGTGACGGTGAGGTTGGTGGGGGTGGCTGTGAATACAGCGCCAGAACCAGCAAAAGTCCAAGTACCAGA